TCAGTTTGATCCTACTGCGTGGGGCATGGATGGGGCAAAATCAGATAATTTCTGGTTCAACATTGTTACCTGTTCATGGTTGTTTTCAGCCATCCAGGATCCGTACACGCGATAAACCATTTGTGAATCTGCATGACCCATTTGTTTAGCGATGAAGTTTGGGTTAGCCCCCGCGGCTAAAGACCAGCATGCATATGTATGCCTGGACTGATATGCTTTGCGGTGGCGAATGCCAGAACGTCTTATCGCTGTATCCCACATCTGACCGATAGAACTGACAGCGTAATGATGCCCCGCCAGGCCATTGCGCGTCACTATCTGCGGGTTGAATACGAAAGTGCATGGATGCATTTCGCTTCTCCCATACTCCCTCAGTTTCACCTCAATCTGATACTGCTTTCCTAACCTGGTCATCTCCGCCTGATTTTTCAGAATATCGACAGCAGGAGAAATCAGGTTTATCACTCTGTCGGTGCCAGCCTCTGTTTTCGGAAGAGTAAATTCCTTCTGAGAAGTCAGGTTCCTTCTGATGATCATTGTTCCAGCCTTCAGGTCTATGTCCTCCCACGCAAGGGAAACTAACTCACCATGACGAACGCCAGTATAAACAGCCAGAGACCACATATTTTTTATCTGCTGATGTTTCATGGCGTCTATCATCCTTACGAACTCATCCCGAGCTAGTGGATCTGGTTCGGCCTTCGATTTCTTCAGCGGACTTATTCCGGCGAAAGGATTTGCTGGAATGTATCCGCTATCTGCTGCGAACTGGAACATCATTGCAGATACAGTCATGTAGCTGTTTACCGTAGGCACCGATCGACCTTTGACGACACTCTTTTTCCGGTATCCGAGTAGTTGATATCCGGTTAGCAACTCCTTCCTGATAAACAACAAATCCTCTTTCGTAACTGATGATGCGAGTCGCGATTCACCTATGCGCGGGATCATATTACGAACAATGGACTTGTACCTGCCGAATGCATTGGTGGTAATCTCCATCTTCTTCAGTTCAAGCCACTTGTTGGCCAACTCGAAAACAGTAATTTCCTTTGTTTCAGCACCGAATTTCTTCAGATTTGGCGAAGATGGGAACTTTTCAGCATAGTTAAAGCTTCCCGTTTTTATCGAGAAGCATACTGACGACCTCAACTCACCGGCCAACTTTCTGTTTTTTGGTGTATCAGGAACGCCGAGACTTTCCCTGACCCGGCATCCCTTATAAATGAACCATATGCGAAGTGATCCGCCATGGTTTTCAACGCCTGTTGGGTAAGCTGTTTTAGCCATTACTCCCTCCTGACGTCCAAGAGCCAGTCAAGCATACCTCGTTCATCACGAATGAGCACCTGGCTGTTTAGACGCTTGCTTCTCTATCCAGTGGTTAATAGCTTCTGTGTTGTACATACACTGGCTTTTTGGATTTGGATCGCCATCGGGAGATATATGCAAGTACTCACGACCAAGAAACCATGAACTGGTTCGCGCTCGCTCAATAGTCCCAGGCCTTAACCCAGTAATCTCGATTAGTTTTTTCTCAGTAACCCACTTATTAGGAGTTAGTTGAATAACTTCGCTCATAGTGTTCTCCAGGCAAAAAGAACCCGGCGCCTGGCCGGGTAAAAGGGATAATGGAGGCGGTGTTTTCGCACCCAATAGCCATCTCATAACTGGCTATAAGTTGCGTTAGTCATCTTCATCTTCTTCCCAGTCCTCGTCGTAATACGGAGAGGCAAGAAGAGGGTTGGTCGCGGAAAGAAGCTCAGTTGCTGCACCTTGGCGCTGAAGTCGGCGAAGTGCCTCATATAGCTCGAAAGCTTCAGTGCGCTCGTCACCAATATCGAGGGCACACGCTACTTTGTGCGCTTCTGATACAAGATCGGCTAACTTGTCGTGTACGTCTTGCAAGGAATGCATGTCACTTACCTCTCTGCTTCATAATCAGCTCTAAGTCTGTCTGACATTCCGCACATGTCTGGCAGCCAGGAACGGCAGCGCGCCGCGGCGCCGGGATATCCTCTCCGCATTCACTACAATGCTCAGCTGATACGGCGTTGCGGTTTAATCGGTGCGCAGCGATTGCCATGTCGATTCGCTGCTGCGCAAGCTCGTTGGCTTGATCGATGTTTCTGCTGTCATGCTGTGCCACCTTCATTCTTCTCAGCTTCGACCGCCATCTGCTCAAGCTTTCGTGAAAGCTCGGCAGATAGAGCATGGAACTCTTCATCTGTCGCTACAGGGATCGGCACAAAACGGATGCCGATATGAGCGAGCCCATGTGCAGCCTCAAGGCATTTCCTCAAATCAACGGGAGAGGCTCTGTTCATGCTGTACCGCCTGCGTTGCGCAGCCAGATGCAGACTGCGCCATCTTCCGTTTCGTGAATTGAACCGACAAACCAACCATCACCAGAGGGAGTTTCTGGTTGCCACGCTGAAATGTCATAGCCGTCGACATCGGGGTCAACGTCATCCTCATCGCGGTAAATTACTTTCCATTCGAGGCCGTTCTTCTCCAGCCAGGTGTTGAATTCATCAGGAGAGATAAATTCACGTCCATTGCAAAATTCATCGTAGAGTGGGTGAGTCCAGTAACCATATTGATCTCGCTCTACGGGAAGGGCTTTAAACTCTGTTGTCATTGTTCGGCTCCAAACCGCCCGTTAAGGCGGCCAGTTTTGACGACGAACTCCAGGAGGCTAACTCCCAGAGGTGCAATTTGCTGGTGGTGTTTCTTGATGATGGGCTTAACTGTTGCATCCCAGTTAGGCTTTGGCTTTTTGCGCATGGCCTGTTTGATTTCCTCCGTACAACGCCGGCAGGCGGCGCGGATGGCGTTTTCGTCGGCTGGTGTCATGCGGCCTCCGTTTTCTTTTTGAAGGAGTGAGCAATCCGCGCAGAAGCAATGGTTACGTAATCCGGGTTAAGGTCGATTCCGATGAAGTTATAACCTTCCTCGATGGCGGCCCGGCCAGTGCTCCCGCTTCCCATCCACGGATCAAGCACGGTTCCACCTGGAGGGGTTATTAGTCGGCAGAGATAGCTCATCAGAGCGACCGGCTTAACGGTAGGGTGGTTGTTCTTAGCGCCATTTGTACGCCCGGCGCCGGCCCGCGGGTCGTTAATGCCGACGCTTCCCTCTTTGCGTCCGCCGGTCATATCGCTGGCTGATGTCGCTATGAATCGCTCGAGGCCTTCGTCGCGCTCCTTCGGTTTTACCTTCGCGCAATAGAAGAATCGTGCTGCGCTTCCCTTATCACCGTGGTGGACGGTGGCCACACGCTTTCGCATTCCAAGTACTTGACCTGTTGATGCTGCTGAAGGTTCGTTGCCGGTTACTGGTGCTGCAGCTCCAGCATTAGCAGGGAAGCAGGCGATCACCTCTTCACTGCCGTCGTGAATAATGTTGGCTGGCCAGCGTCCTTCCGGTGCCTGCTCGTAGTCTGCAACCGGTTTGGTACCGTCACGCTGATGCGAAAGCAGCCCGCCGGAGCCACCATTAAGCGCCTCATCGGTCGGTATCCGGCAGGCGTCGATATTGATTGCTCCAGTACCGTGCTCGTTCATGTTGGCGGACACGGTTTGCTTGAATGGCTTTCGAGCCATGACGATCGGTTCGTGCGCAGGCTTTAGAGCCGTTCCCCAGCCATCAAAATCACCATCTAAGTTATGCGACTTGGGGAAGCCGCTGCCGTAAATCCATAGGATCTGGTCGCGGATTTCGAACCCGGCATCCTCAACGTTAACGACAAGACGGTGATAGGTACGTGATCCTCCGAATGCCAGAAGATGGCCGCCCGGCTTGAGAACGCGCAGGCATTCCTGCCACTGTTCTACCTTCGGGACGTCGTAATCCCATTTGTGATTCATGAAGCTAAGCCCGTACGGCGGATCCGTCACGATGGCATCAACGGAGTTATCAGGCAGCGTTTTAAGGACCTCCTCGCAGCGCCCGACGTGAAGTTGATAGGTCATTGGAAACCTCATTTTATGCGTTGCTAATAGCACCTAGGCGGGTTCGGTAGCGTTTGATGCGCTCATCCTCACGTGATGGGCGCATCGGTCCGACCGGTACATACTGAGGGCGTTTACTTGCTTCCAGATTGTCGAACCAGACATCCTTCTCGAATCGTTCCTGAATCCGAACTTCCATGTTCGGTGTCTGGTAATCGTTATTTGCGATTGCCTCGAAGCACCTCGCCAGCACCTCCTCTTTGGTGCCTGAATGTTTTGGCGGGCGTAAATATCCCGCCCCGAGAAGAGGTGATGGCATGTTCATGCTCCTGATTAAATGACGTGAATGGTGTGACGAGGGAAGGGAAGAGTTACCGGCGAAAATGGAATATCGTCGTCGAAATCCATGGGTGGCTCGCTGCGCTCATATTTCTGCTCTGCCACTGGTGTCTGCGGCTGTGCACTATTGCGCGTAGACATGTTCTGTTCGTTTCCTACCTGCTTGCCGCCAAGCATTTGCATTGTGCCGTTAATACCAACCTGAATCTCGGTGGTGTATTTATCGACACCGTTATGATCTGTCCATTTTCTTGTGCGCAGTTTCCCTTCCAGATAGACCTCTGAACCTTTACGCAGATATTCGCCGGCTATTTCAGCTAATTTCCCGCTAATCACTACCCGATGCCATTCAGTCTGCTCTTTTTGTTCGCCTGTTTGCTTATCACGCCACTGCTCGGATGTGGCAACTGTGAGATTTGCAAATGCAGCACCAGAAGGTGCATAGCGCACCTCCGGATCCTGACCTAATCGACCAACGATGATTACCTTGTTTACGCCTCTACTGCTCATGCCGCTGCTCCCGCTTGTTCGAGTTCTGATTTCCTGATGTCATAGATATCTTTCGCTTTAGCCTGATATTCTGTGCCGCGCAGGGTGCGCCATGCTTCCTCGAATAACGGCTTGAGTGCTTCCATATCCGGCGCTTTCTCAGCATCAGCAACGAACTGCTTGAGGTTTTCTTCGTGTTGATTAACGCCAGATTCCAGCCACTCCAGAAGACGCTTGCCAGTGTCTTCACTCAGGATTACCGGATCGGAGTTGGAAAACAGCTTGGTACGGTCTTTACTGGCGATCGCATGGTGCGTTTCGTGAGCGATATCCAGCACGGTAGTGAACTCGTATTCGACGCCATCGCGCTGCTCAGACTTCATGCCAAGCTTGGCGACCTTCTTACGGCCGTTCTCTTCAACCTGGGCGGTTTCAGTCTTACTGCGCATGGTTGCGATGATGTGCATTGGTGAACGCAAAATTGCGTCGAGGAAAAGGCGGTGACGAGGGTTAATCTCGCTCCATGCTGACCAGTTGTTGCCTCGGTACTTTGCCTTGGCAATTGTGTCGACCAGTTCAAGACACCCGCCTACGCCGCCCCATTCATGAGTGATGCTGTCGAGGATTAGAGTTTCGTATCCGGCATCCTCAGCTGACTTAATCGCCTCAATGAATCGTTCGGGAGAGAAGGGGGGATCCAGTTCAAGAACATCAAAGTCAGCAATATCGGAATAAAGCGAAGCGCTGCCCTTTTCGGTGTCGATGAATGCGACCTTGCCGCCGATACCTTTGGCGACCAGCAACGCGCTGTAGGTCTTGCCAGAACCACTTGGCCCGGTAAGTGCCAGCCGTAGCTTGGCTTTCTTTCTCATGGCTTTTTCGAATTTCATGATGGTCTCACTTAGTTAAAATTACCTGCGAACTCTTCCATGCTGATCACCGGGTTATGGCGTTCTGCAGCCAGGTTAACCGGCTCGTCATCATCAACCGGTGATTCGGGGATTGCGTCACGCATCAGCTTGATGAAAGCGTCATCATCCCATTTTTCTAAAGCGATCATTTTTCAGCAGCCTTGTTTGCGATACACATACGTTCGATTGAAGCACTGCGTAGGTAATATGCAGCCTCACGTCGCCACCCAAGTAAGCGAGATTCTCGAGCTTCTGTGATGAGAGAGCGGTGGCTTGCTAACATCGATGGAATTGTCCGGGGAAGCCTTAATAACTGACTATGATGTTTCATAATTTCTCCTGAAATGAGGGGGTACGAATCCCGCCCGCTTGTTGCCAGGCAGATCGGTTGAATTAGTTGGTTAGTTGCTTAAGCCGTTTCCGCGTCCATCGAGGTAGATCTCGATAAGCAGGGCTTTGGTGTAGGTACGTTCGCAGCCGCGGTGAAGGTACAGCTTCCCGCGCTTGTGAGCTGATGCCGTCCAGGTGCCGTCGCGATGCTTAACCAGCATGCCTGGCTGAACGGCACCGCGGTTAACGGTCTGGGTACCGTAGTGCTGACTAATCATGGAAGACCTCCATCACAAATAAGGCAATCAGCAGGTATATGGCTATCAAGCCAATGCAGATGCGTGTCAGGTTTCGCCAGCACCGGCGCGACATACCGCAACGACCATCATCAAATTCATCGTGATTCATATCACCCTCGTTGCCTTATCGCCGGCCAGCGGAACAAGAAAGACTTCTGCGCTTAATCTCTGGCGGTGGATGGCCGCCGGTTGTCATAAATGGGCAGACTCGAAAATCTGCCTATGTATGGCCAATAAAAAACCCGCCGGAGCGGGTCGTTTGTTCTTGCGGGTATCATCGGGCGGTAATTTGCTTAGTTTTACGATGCCCAGTAGCGTATATCGCCACATCCGGTAAGCACATTCCGTTTTCTAATGGACGATGACCAAACTCATTGCTGTAGACGACTGCCGCACGCTCAATCTGACGCTTGTACTCCTGGCGTTGCCATACTGCGTCCTGAGCAACAAATTTAATTGGGGTCGCATCTTCGATTCGCTCTGGTGTGTGGTGTTTACCCTTGGCCTGAACCTGAGCGCGACTGAGGGTTGGGCGATGCATCGTCTCTGAGCTCGATGTAATAGCGTTCTGAAGCGAGGCACGGCGCTCACGTCGACGACCAGATGACGAACCATTGAATGCTGTTCTGCGTGTCATATAGACCTCCTGATGAACTTTGGTGATTGGATGGCTGGATTCGAACCAGCGACCGCACTTTGAGGAAGTCCAGCGATCAGACTTGCAATCCATCACGCTGAACTGCTGGCCAGCACTCCATAGCCCGCTCTTTCCAACTGAGCTACATCCAATCCCAAAATTCACTTTGGGTAGTTCGGCTTTTCAGCCGCGTAGATTCATCGCTGAATCGTTGTTTTCACCGTCCTGGTGAGCGTTAAGTCCTGTCGATGACTAAAGTATACATATAGTAAACTAACATGCAAATACATTTTGTATCCATGTCGACGTGAGGAATACAAATTGTTGACTTTGAAGGTTTTTTATTTTACATGGAGCGCGAAGCGCTCAAAGAAACAGCGATAGTGGAGCGTTATGGAACGAAATGAATTAGAAGAAAAGGCCTCGCAGCTTTTATAGCCAGCGAGATTGCGATCAGCAAAGATGCGATTGCTGATGGCTTAGAGGCAAAGAGTAGAGCTTTAGGGAATGTCATCCACAAGGGATTGTTGCGTGACGCTGCAGAGATGGTGAGGAAAGGAAAGTAGGGCAATAAAAAACCCGGCGCGGTGGCCGGGAGGAAGGTTATGCGTATCTATTTTTGAACCAAAATTTTTTTTGCAAATTCAATCGTGTCTTTATGATTTGATGCTGCTGTATGATTTATTTTCTTGGAGTCCATTGTTTTTTTAATAGTATTAATCACTTTCCGTTGGCCAGATGTAGGAGATTCGGGTACTTCTAGAGTAAACAGCACATCGTCGATATCTAGCAAGTTCTCTTCGGCCGCACGGGTAACCCTCATTACCCAGGTATCACTATGTTCCATCATTTTCCCCGGTTCAACTTGAGTAAATGCGAGCGGTTTGATAGCACATTGAATTTCATTATCTTTTTTTGCAACCAAAGGCATGGTGAACTTGGCATATGAACCTTCAATAGATTCAAGCTTAAACGCATTCTTAAGTCCATCGATTCTGTCAATGCTTCGTTTTAGTTCCCGAGCCAGTACGTCTTCACGGCGTTCTTTTGTATAGTCTGAGTGGTTTACATACTTATTGTAAATTCGATCCATCTCAGACTTAGGGTTCTGACTGAGAATGACCCTGACAGAGCTAAATTGGAAAATTGACTCTTTTTTTGCTGTGAAATATCTAAAAAATTGAGCAAGTTGATGGTGACCACTGATCTGAGTGGCTTGGGCTTTAGCAAACTGTAACTCTCTTTGAATCGTGTCTTTTGCTACCGGGAAAATACAGTCGTCATGGAAAAAGCTTCTTACGCGAGAGTCGTTGCGCTTTGTTATCTGGAAGTCAAAAAAGTTTTCTTTTGGCGCGCACATAACCACACCTATGTTTGCGAACTCTTCAGTTTCCGCATAGGGTGCGTATCGAACAATGCTGTATAGGCATGGAGTATTCATGCTATGTCGCTCCAAAATTCATCGCTATCGCCTTTCTCTAAAGTATTTTGTACAAAAGGTAAAAAATCATCGTCAACAATCCATTCTTCAGGGATATCTTGAATGATTGCTGGTAGCTTACAGTAGCAGTCCACTACCTTTTGTCTGTACTCAAGACGATCAACTAAATCGTACTCCCATTTCCGATTTCCCGGGCCATAAACATGTACTGTAAAATCTTCCGGACCAGCATTTTTATCAAATGATAGGTTATGGTCAATTAGATAATACTTATCATGGCCAACATCATAAAGAATGTTGACGTTTCCTCCTTTGTCTGTGAGAGTGCGATCAGCATTTAGTACCCATTTATCAAACGCATATATTAATTTTTGTTGTTCAGTTGGTATGATTGCGGCATTTCTTGACTGGGTAAAAGTAAGGTCGACTGCACCTTCTATGTATCTTGAGGCAAAGGCAAGGCCGGGGAAGATTTCATGTTGAAGTTCCGGTGAATATTCAATCAGCTCCTCAGGGACGAAAACAATCTTAAATTCGGGCAGTGATAGCCCTATGTCATTAGCCAGACAACCAGCAATAAATTCAGCCAGAAGGTTTTTTGGGGGCATCGATGGCTTTGATTTCAAAACATACATTTGCCCATCATCGCATTTGCACAGAAATGGTTGAGTAGACCCTTCCTTGATGCGTCGGATAATTTCAATGACACTAGGAATGACTCCACCGTTGTTGTCCACATTTGCCATCACGATCCCTTTGGATTTTTAAATATTTAGTAGAACCTGTTCAACACTATGATTTTATTTAATATTTTATGTGGCCGTGGCTACTGGTTATCTTAGTCAAAATCATCCCGCTCATCCTTCCGCTTGAAGAAAACTTTATCCAGCCTTAGCACGATCCCAACCAGCCCGATAATCAGTAAAGTAATCAGTATGGGGATAACCAAGTCAGACATGATTCCTCTGCGTTTATATGGGCTTATCCAAACGTTTCATCAGGCCACTGAGATTTCACAACCTTACCAAGGATGCGGAACCCATCCGTAACTGGAATATTTTCATATCTAGGGTTGAGTGGTTCCAGTAACGGCTTGCCTCCATACATCTGGAATACCTTAAACGTTACTTCTCCGTTCAACTGAGCCACGCAGAAATCACCAGACTTCACGCATTCAGCTTTATCAGGATCTACCAGTATCAGCATACCTTCAGGGAAGCTGGGAGTGCTCCCTTGTGGCGCGGTCATAGAGTGGCCCTTCACCTTGAGCCAATATGAGTTCGAGCTGGCATATGTAGAAGTTGCTATCCAGACATGAGACTCAATCTCATATCTTGCTGGTGACTCTTCAAGTGATCCGGCCTGAACTTCTGAGATTAACGGGTATTCATATTGCGGTATCACCGGCTTTTGTTCGGTGACATCGCCAATACTGAAGGTTCCATCAGGATTGAACTTAACATCGGTAACACCAAGGTACTGGAAAATGGCCCCGATCTCCTGAAGAGATGGATTTCTTCGGCCATTCAACCAATGGCTAACGGCACCTTTAGTTACTCCAAGGTGTTCCGCAAGTTTATCTTGGCTCAAACCAAGCGCATCAATCCTTTGCTTAGCGATATCGTACCAGTTCATTTTCATGCCTAAATTATACAATCTGTAGCAACACACGATAGTCACAAATCGTAAACTCTGTATTGCGCATTTGAATACGATGTGTATACTTATTCGCAGGAGGTAACCTATGAACAATATTCGCAGTTTCCGCGAGAAGTTTGGGTTAACGCAGGCAGATCTTGCGAAACATGTTGGCTGTACTCGCGGAGCTATTTGCCACTATGAGACAGGACGACGGGGAATGGATATCAATCTTTGCCGTGTATTCATCAATGCCTTTAAGCAATATGGGCACGACGTCTCGATTGATGACCTTTTCCCGCCAAAAGCAGCTTAACGTCCAAGCTGAAATGAGTTTCTCACAACGGCGACCCCGCCTACGTAGCTGAAAAGCTAATCCCTATACAAGTCAAATCAGGCTTTGCACCTTATGTGCAAGGTCCATCTATCTATTTGTGTTTCGAAAAGGAAATCACATGCAATCACTTACGTATCAACACAATACCGGATTCGTTCCGGCCGCGATGATAAATCGCGCTCAACCAAAGCAGGATCACGATCATGACCTGATCCGCGATGCAGTAAGGGCCTGGGCATCGGCTATCGACAATCAGGACGTGGTATCAGCTCTGATTATCAACGAGTACCGGGAGCAGGGCGGCGATTCAATCAGCTTTCCTGACGATATAAGTCGGGCCCGGCAGAAACTCTTTCGCTTCCTGGATAACCGGTTTGATTCCGATCAGTACCGCGAGAACGTTCGCCAGCTGACTCCGGCAATCATGGCCGTATTACCGCTCGAATTCCGCACCAAGCTGGCGCCGCAGAACGACACCATGTCGCTGATAGCTTCGGCAATGAAAGAGTGTGCAGAGGCCAAGCAGGCAGTGCTTCTTAATGCGCCTGAACACCAGAAACTGAAGGAGGTAAGCGAGGGTATCGCTTCGCTGTTTCGCCTCATGCCGGAGCAGGTTGGCCCACTGATGACGATGGTGACATCGATGCTGGGGGTTATGTGAGTACTACAGAAATGGCGAAAGCCGCGGTGGTAGGACACCAACGGCTTTCAGATGCAAAAACGAGAGTAGTTGCAGGAGGAATAATGGCAAAAAATACACGCTATTACCATACCGATGTACATAAAAGCATAACCCGCGACCGCTTCATCCGCACGGTTAATCCGATTGTGGCAGAGAAGATGCGCGCCATCCTGGAAGAACTGAAACGCAAGGAGAGAGGCCGTGGGTAACGTATCCAATTTAGCCGAAGCCAGAGAGGCCAGAAGGCTCCATCAACCGCGTACACAAGGCGGTAAGGGGTTTGCCTTGCTGCACCGTAAAATTATGGATGTGCCGTTTTACAAGGACGCTGAAGCGTCACACTTGTGGGTTCACCTGATCCTGAAAGCCAAGCACGCGCCAGAGACAGTTCTCACTGATCTCGGAGAGATGCTCGTTAGCCGTGGCCAGTTGCTAAGTGGTAGAAATGCCCTGTCATTCGAGACCGGACTGAAAGCAGATCGTGTTCAGTACCTGCTGAGAAAGTTCCAGAAGTTGGGGATGGTGAGCTGGGTTTCACACGGTAAATTCTCTGTTTTTACCATCGTAAAATATGACGATTACCAGTCAAATTATGTACCAGCAGATTACCAGCAGATTACCATCGCAAAGCCAGATGTGGTGCAGCCTGTAGCGAATAGTGTACCAGCAGATTACCAGCAAATTACCACAGATAAAGAAGTTATTAATAACTCTCTTACTAACGTAAGAGAGAGTGCATCAGCGACAGAAAATAAGGACAAGAAAAAATCGTCTCTCAGTTGTGAGCAGGTGGTTGAGGTTTATCACCGTGTACTGCCTGAAGCCCAGGGAATACGAGTCCTGACTGACAAGCGTCGCAATCTGATCCGCAGCTTCTGGAAAAAAGCCGGAGCAGCGAACCGCCAGCTCGGCGGTGCAGGGTTCACCCTGGCAGACTGGGAAGCGTACCTGAACTACATAGCTACCAACTGCCGCTGGATGCTGGAGAATCGCCCGGACAACCGCACCGGTCGCACATGGCGCCGCAAGTCGCTTGAATACTTCCTGAACGTTGACGTTTACGTAAAGACGCGCGAGGGGGCCTGCGATGACCTCTGAATTCATGACCCCTCCGAGCAGCATTGAGGCTGAGCAAAGCGTACTGGGTGGACTCCTGCTGGATGACGACAGCAGCGAACGTACTCAGAAAGTTCTGTCGATACTCAAGCCAGAATCGTTTTACTCGCGCGCGCATCAGGTAATTTTCGCGGAAATGCGTCAGATGTACCGGGACCAGAAGCCGGTGGACCTGCTGACACTGTTCGATGCGCTGGAAAGCAAGTCGCTGACTGAATCGGTAGGTGGCTTTGCATACCTGGCTGAACTGTCAAAAAACACGCCAAGCGCGGCGAATATTGTGGCCTATGCAATGCGTGTCCGTGAGACAGCAATGGAACGGTACGGCATCGAGAAAACCACGAAGGCGATCGAATTGCTCTATGCCAGAAACGGTATGACGGCAGATCAGAAATTCGACGCTATCCAGGGTCTGTTTACTGAGATAAACGACCACGTCAAAACCGGGAGAAGATCAGGCCTTCGCACGTTTTATGACGCCGTGAATGACTGGTCAGCCGAATTTGACGAAAGGATGAAACCGGGCGGTCGTTCCCGCGGGCTGTCTACCGGGATCCGTTCTCTTGATGAGTTGCTTGGTGTGAAGCGAATTGTACGCGGAAGCCTGTTTGTCATCGGCGCGCGCCCAAAGATGGGGAAAACCACTCTGTACACGCAACTGGCTGTTAACTGCGCAACCGTGGAAAACGCTCCCGCATTGATGTTCTCCCTGGAAATGCCAGAAGGGCAAATGGTTGAAAAAATCACCGCTCAACAGGGGCGTCTTACGCCGAACCTGTTCTATCCGGATATGACCAAGGACGATTTTGGTTACCGCGGCGACTGGGATGGTGACCTTCGTAAAGCTACCGGCGTGATGAGTGCCCTGATAGACACCAATAACCTGCTGATCGACGACACGCCTGGAGTCGGGCTGGCGCACATCGTATCTGAAGCAAGGCGCATCAAGCGTGAGCGCGGCAAGGTTGGAATGGTGCTGGTCGATTACCTGACGCTGATGACCGCTGATAAAGCTGAACGAAACGACCTTGCTTATGGGCTAATCACCAAAGGCCTGAAGACGCTCGCCAAGGAGCTGGACTGCGTTGTCGTGCTGCTCACCCAGCTTAACCGAGATCTGGAGAAACGAACCAACAAGCGACCACTGCCGAGCGATTCACGCGACACCGGTCAGATCGAACAGGATTGCGACTACTGGCTGGCCATCTACCGTGAAGGCGCCTACGACGAGAACGCTAACCAAAGCGACACAGAGCTTCTGCTGCGCCTTAACCGGCATGGTGAGACCGGCGTTGTCTATTGCGAGCAACGTCACGGGGCGATTTATGACTGTGACCAGGATGCTGCCAGTCAGCGCCGACGCGACCAGGAAACCAAGCCAACTAAGAAGGGGGGATTCTGATGAAAAAGAATTCTGGCAAACAAGCCGTTATCAACTTCATCGGCCTGCATCCGGGCTGCAACTTTCAGGATATCCGCCGCGGTACCGGGCTTGACTCTTCGGTGGTCAATTCCTCCCTGTGGCACATGAACCGTGACGGTCTGATAAAGCGGGAAGGTGAGTGCAGGAGCTTCCGCTACACCCTGATCGACACAACAACTATCACCGAAAGCGATCCATCGGTTCAGTATCGCCAGCGTCCTGGCGGCGTAAACCCAATGACCAACCTTTTTAACCAGTGCCTGGCGGGAGTAAGAAAATGATTTTTCTCAAATTAAATCAAAAGACAACGATTGAGCGCCAAGGCAAATATGGCTGGGTACCTGAAACAGTCTACGAGCCTGTGTTTGTTGCCGCTGGACACATCGTCAGCATGTATTTCGCCGGGCTGACAACCCTGAAAATGACCTCAGGAGAGCACATTGACGTTAAAGAGACTCCTGAAGAAATCATCGCATTACTTGAAGGTGAGGTGGCAGCATGAATAACGAACTCACAGCAGCACTGTTAACTATCGAGAAATGCCACGAGCTTTCAGGCTGCCCGGCTGGCGTAGACCTGCAGTACTGGGTTAGGCAGTTGGCGGCGGAGAGCTTGCAATGGCAAATGTCAATTCCTCATCGCATCGTAGCCGGAATTAAGGCTGATGCCGCAAATCAGATGTGCGTTGCCTTTGTTAAGCACAAGGAACTTGCTGGCCTGTCTGATGATGATGTGGTGACAGTTCGTGAAGCTACAGACGCAGTACTGCATTGTGCTGAGGTGATTAGTGAGGGGCCGACAAATGAGCATCGACTACTTTGATATTGAAGAATTACTGAGCGCTATGTACGGCATCACCGATGAGCAGAGGAATGATGGTTTTGATTTTGATGAGCTTCTCTACGAGAAATTCGATATCGGATTTGATGAATTCACCAAAGTTATTTCGGTCCTGCTGCCGCTGACGCCTGTTGTTAAGTCTGCACTTACCGGAAAGAAGTATCACGCATTCTTCAAAGATGGGCTGGCGCTTGTCAAGCGGGAGGCCAAATGAACGATATCACCGAACTGGCGCAGAGCCTGAAAGCGGCAGCAGAGAAAGCTCAGATTGAAGAGGGGATGACCTGGTTTAGCGAAGAACAATTATCCCATGAAGATGGAATCGCTCTCCATAAGGCTGATGCTGAATTCATCGCCCTGGCTAACCCTACCAACGTTCTCGCGCTGGTAGAGACGCTGGAGAAGGCGCAGCAGACTGAAAAAACACTCAAAAGCCGAAATTGCCGATTGGAAGGGATTATCACTGCTGCTGAGAATCGCATATCTGAGTTGGGGAAAACTATCGCCGAGCAAGATAAGCGCCTAATCAACTACGCGGAAATTTCAACCCGTAACGCCGAGAGGGCTGCAGAGCTGGAGTCCCGAACCGTGAAGCTACCAGACTTACGGCAGATTGTATCTGGGGACAGATATGTCTGGTCTGATGGCGTTTATAACTACAGCCAGGACGTTAAGGCTGAGCTGACCGCGAAGGGCATCAAGTGGGAGGCTGAGTGATGTGGGTGCTCATTATCTGGATGTTCGGCGGTTACGAAAACCCGACCATTACCACTCAAGAGTTTCAAACAGAATCCGCCTGTCGAGCTGCATTTGCCGAAGTGAAAAAGGTAAACGATGCAGACGTTTCTCTACGTGGCGTATGCACGCCTAAGGGTGACCAATGACCAAATCAACCATAACCAGAGAGCGCCTGGAACAACTGGCAAACTTCAAAGGTGCGCCAGTGACACGACAGGAAGAGCAGGAACTAGCTCGCATGGCGCTGGTCGCAATGGACAGCGAGCCGGTAATGCCGGAGGAAATACCGGGCAGTGTTTATGAGGTTATATATCAGGAGTGCGGCGGGTTCGTAGACTGCGACGCCAATGCCCAAACAATCTGGAACGCCTGCCGCGCCGCCATGCTCCAGGCTGAACCTGTAACTACGGCTAACAAGTTGGGCAACTCTCCGGTAATTCCTGATACATGGATTCCGGTAAGCGAGCGGATGCCAGAGGAAGGTGGTCGTTACTGGTGCTATGTGGAAGAGCAAAATAGCCTAGGTAAAAGCCACTATCAGTGGAATTGCTCATGGAATGGCGAAATATGGGGAGGCGCTATGATGCATGGGCGCGTCACCCACTGGATGCCGCTGCCAGCAGCGCCGCAGGAGGTGAAGTGATGTCTACCATGACTTTCGTTGTTGAGTTTGAAGATGGCAAAGAGCCGCCGGTACATGCGCACATGGAAGTGTTTGGCGGTAAGGTGGTCGCAGTTGCGTTCCGTGACGCGCTGGAAGAACCGGAAGAGGATGAAGACTGATGCCTAAATCCCCAGCAGAACGCAAAGCCGCGCAACTTTCATCAGTGCGGCATCTCACTTCATACAAAAACTTTTGAATCCAAAAGTAATATGGGGGACATTATCCCCCATAACTTTAATGAGGTGATCGATATGCAAGACTACATAATTTTCGGTGCAGGATTTAACGGTGAAGTGAGAGAGGATCAGGATAACCTTGATGTTAAGTATGTAATCACCAAGCCAACAATTATGGCACCAGGGTCATCCAATCGAATTCCTGAGTTTACTAAGCGGCATAAACTGAACGTCTGTGTCTTCCACAATCTGGAGAATAACCTTCGATACAATGTGGCATATGATGTGTTACCAGAAAGCGGTGATATCATTCAGGCTATTAATATGAATAACCCTCGGCCTGTTCCTGCAAGATAAATAGGGGGAATTTATGTCGGAGTGGAACATTGCAGCCAAACCGAAAGACGAGCAGGACAAGGTTAACGTCGATCTTGCCGCATCAGGCGTCGCTTACAAAGAGCGCCTGAACATGCCGGTGATAGCTGAGCAGGTTGCCAGAGAGCAGCCTGAGCACCTCCGGGAGTATTTCATGGAACGCGTTCGCTACTATCGCGAGCAAAGCATCCAACTACCCCGCGCATCAGATCCTCGCTACATCGAAATGGCCGAGCAGAATACGAAGAAGTGATTCTCCATGCTGAGCATTTTGATACTGTGCGTGCTTGGCGGCACATTTTTAAGGGAAAATTAGCATGCCAAATACTCTCACTGATGAAGAGTTAAATGCTCTCATCGAAAAAGCACAGGCTCATTCAGAAGTGATGTCTGAATTAGGTTCGGCACAGGAAGCCGAAGAGTCTGGACAGATACTAAGCGCACTATGTGAATTGAAGCTGTGCAGGATAACGGAATCCCATCTGGATATTGGCGAAGCATAAGCGCCAAGCAGAATTGATAAATCATTATCAACCCGCCATAATAATGTCATCGGAGCCTGAACAACTCCGGTGACTTCTGCGCTTTGAGGGGACTCAAAGTGCAAACGACAATCAGAAGACCATTCAACCAGTCACAGATGCAGAAATGCACCTGCGATTTTCTGCATTCTGCGGTTTCCGTTAAGGAGGCCGTATGACTCTTCCAGTAGACGGCATCAAACTCCATCGCGGTAACTTCGCGGCCATAGGTCAGCAGATTCAGCCATTGCTGGATGCCGGCCAGTGCTTCCGCCTTCAGGTTAAGCCATGGCGCGAGAAGCGCAGCCTGTCGCAGAACGCGCTCAGCCATATGTGGTACACGGAAATAAGCGACTACCTCATCGCCCGCGGTAAGGCCTTCGCTACTCCTGAGTGGGTCAAAGACGCGATGAAACATACCTATCTCGGCTACGAAAGCAAAGACCGGGTAGACGTCGTGTCCGGCGAAGTAACCACGGTCCAATCCCTCCGCCATACGTCCGAGCTTGAAACCGGCGAGATGTACATCTTCCTGTGCAAAGTCGAAGCCTGGGCGATGAATATCGGCTGCCACCTGACCATTCCGCAGAGTTGCGAGTACCAGCAGCTGCGCGATAAGCAGGAGGCATGATGTCTACTCCACTTTCCCGCGTCATCACCAACGAAATCTTCCGCGTTCCGGCACGCCGCAAGCGCAAGCAGGAATCAAGCCCATCAGAAATACCAACACTTCTCGGATATACCGCCGGGCTCGTTGATAAGAAATGGCTGCGCCTGGCGGCGAGGGGGAAGCGTGGTTAAGAAACCCCAGCGCCGCTGCAAAATCTGCCGGGCTAAATTCATCCCGGCATTCGAAAACCATCGTTGGTGCTGCCCTGAGCATGGTGCTGAATTTGCCATGCAGGAACTTGAGAAGAAACGCGAAAAGCAGGCTAAGGCGAAAGAGAAGAAAGAGCGCGCCGACTGGCGCAAACGCAAAGCCGCGGTGAAGCCCCTCAGGCACTGGGAAGATATGACCCAGCGTGTTGTTAACGACTATATCCGCGAACGAGATTACGACTTGCCTTGTATCAGTTGCGGCACTTTCGACACGGTTCAGTGGGAAGCCGGCCATTACCGTTCCCGCGGTAAAGCATCACACCTGCGCTACAACGAGGACAACATTCACAAGCAGTGTCATCACTGCAACGTGCAGTTGTCCGGTAATCAGCAGCAGTACCGCATTGGCCTGGTAGAGAAAATTGGCGCTGAACGCGCCGAGGCGCTTGAAAACAACAATACCCCTCACCGATACACCATCGAAGAACTGGAAGGCATCAGGCGCCATTACAGCGCGCTACGCCGTGCGCTCATAAAACAACGGGAGGCCGCATGAGCAAAATCCAATATCCAATGTCCACTGCAGCTATTTTTGATGACGTGGTCTATCCCATCCACCTGAACGGATCGCATCAGATAGAGAGCGAGACTATGGGCGCGATCAGATGGTTCTGCCGGTGGAACAACGAGGAAATAGCCGTCGTTAAGGCACATGTGCTGTTTAGCTGCTGGGGACTTTACCTGACGTATGACCAACTTATGGCGGAGGTCAAATGAGCCGTGACGTTATCGAACGCATCCGCGACCGTTGGAAAAAACTCCGCCTTTGCCGGCACTGCGGCACCGTACTTGTTGACTACCGCATTTTGCAAAATTTCGTCCGCATCTATCAAACCCTGGGAGAGACAGCATGAAACTGGAATTAACCAACGAACAACACCAGTGGATAGATCAATGGCTTCAGCTTTGGGGCGCGTGGTGTCAGACAGGAAAGATAGACAAGGCGATGATAAACATGATTGCCAAGTTCATGGCCACAGTTGAACCGCAAGCACCATCAAGACCTGTATGTAGTGATGAAGACGGGATGCTTATTGATGCTGTTATCAGGCACTACCTGAAAAACGTAGATGAAAACGCCTGGAAGGTAATCTTTGCCTATTACGTCTGCAATTCAAGCGAGATAAGAATCGCCTCATGGCAGCATGCTGTGAGCAAACCTCGACTGATGAAGACTCGCGCCGGAAACCAGTATAAGCACCCCAGCATTTCAACAATCCGGCGTGAAGTTAAGCAGGTTATCAACGCGGCGCTATTCTGCCTGTATCAGCCGCTGCAAAATGCATTCAACGATCGCGAAAGTGTGAGGAAAATTGCAAAAAATAGTTATAACGTGCTTGCATTTTAATGAACAAATGAGCAATATATTTAGTGTAGGTTGCCGTATTTGCGTTTGACCTATCAGAACACCGAGCCTCGCCATCGTGCGGGGCTTTTTTATGTCTGCAATCCGGTCAGGACTTATGGGTAGAGATGTGCTGCACGACACGTCGACACCCACAGCGCAAGAGTCCTGAACCAGATTGTTGGTTTAGCTCAGTAGGTAGAGCACCTGCCTTGCAAGCAGATGTAATAGCTTGGCGTCACAAACTATTGACCATGAAGTTAATGCTTTGTTAATTTGAGTGTGTGGTGAATCCCCCTATGCGGAGGGGCGGAAACAGCATTGTATTTGAATCCTCAAGATTCACTCGTACCGCAAGTCATGGTGGCTGACCAACGACTTACCGGGAGGCACCCGGCACCACACATGCTACTAAGCTATTTGGTACAGGGGTTGCCATATCGGTTTCCCCTGCTACTTTTTTAAGGATAGTAACGGAAAAAAACGAACACTCTCCTGGTAAATCGGTAGCTCGGACTATTAGGGGTTTGCACCGTTGCTTATCATGAATGCCTACTTTACGCCCGCCACTCTAGCGGGTTTTTTTTCGCCATAAATACAGCACCTCGGTAAGCTGAGGAAGAAATCATTTGAGGCTGCGCTCTTGCGTGGCCTTTTTTTATTTCAGGACCGCGGGAATCATCTGCGACGAGCTTTGTTGATAAATCAGCCCGACGGTCCTGATCCTTTCAAACACACACAGCACCCGCTAACTACGCGAGGTGAGAGTATGTATCGCATGGAAAAAATAACCACTGGTGCTGCTTATGGCGCTTCAGCCGGGAGCATCCTGAACGGCATGCTTAATGCCTACAGTCCCGAGCAGTGGAATGCCATCGGCGTGCTGGTGGGCATTGTCATTGCCGTACTTACGTATCTGACAAATTTGTATTTCAAAATCCGCGAAGACAACCGACGAAGCAGGAGCAGAGATGAACCCGACGCTCAGGAATAAACTGATTGGCGCAATCGCCGGCGGTTCCGGCGCGATCGCAATCGCTTCTGTCATGCTTGGTAACGCTGATGGGTTGGAAGGGCGTCGCTATTACGCTTACCAAGATGTCGTCGGCGTCTGGACTGTTTGCGATGGCCACACTGGCGCCGATATTCGCCGTGGTCACCGATACTCTGATAAAGAGTGCGACAACCTGCTGAAGTCAGACCTGCGAAAGGTTGCTAACGCCATCGACCCGCTGATTAAGGTTCGCATCCCTGATCCTACCCGTGCCGCTCTTTACTCCTTCACTTATAACGTTGGCTCTGGCGCTTTCGCCAGTTCCACGCTGCTGAAGAAGTTGAACGCCGGTGATGTGTCGGGGGCATGCAAAGAACTGCAGCGCTGGACGTATGCCGGTGGCAAGCAGTGGAAGGGGTTGATAACCAGGCGCGAGATTGAGCGTGAAGTCTGCGAGTGGGGCCAGAAATGAGATACGTACCATCGGCGATTTGCATGGCCGCCAGTGGACATAATGGATGGGGCTGGTTTCTTTTCGTCGGAGTGATTCTGCTATGAGCCGGTTAACCGCCATTATCAGCGCTGTTGTGATTTGTCTGGTCGTTTGCCTTGGGTGGCTGGCAATGCATTACCACAACGCTGCTGCTGAGCAGAAAACCCGAGCTGATGGCGCCGAGCAGCAGGTAAACGCAGCGCAGGCGATCACATCCAACGTTCTGACCACCATGACCATCTTCAACACCATCGTTGAGGCTAACAAAAATGCAAAAGAGCAGATCGCACTGGACGCATCGGGAGCCTCGGCTGATATCCGGGTTGCTGTTGCGAATAATGATTGCACTAATCGGCCTGTGCCTGCTGGCGCAGTTAAGCGGCTGCAACAATTCGCGAACGGTCTACGTCAAAGTGCCGGTGGTCCCGTTACCGGCCAGCCTGACGGCTGACACCCCGCAACCGGAAATACCTGACAACCTGACGTGGGGCCAGAGCCTCGATTTAAACGTCAGCCTACTTTCGGCGCTGGGACAGTGCAACCGGGATAAAGCCGACATCAGGCAAGCCGAGAAACAACGGGCCTCGCAATAACGGGGCTTTTTACTAACCGAGGAATTCCAATGACTGTACGAGCAAAATTTCAATGTAACGGCATTACCAAATCGCCAGACAATTCGACTGCAGTAGTCAACCTGATGGCGGTAACGACTGGGAGCGTTGAGAATGAAACCTGGTCGAAGTATACCCCCAGCGGTCAACTGCAAATGGTCATCTCTAACCCCGCTGCGGCAAAACAGTTTGAGCAGGGCAAAGAGTATTTCATCGATATCAGCCCGGCAGACTGACGGCATTACATCAGGCATTCACTGAGTGCCTGTGATAATGCCTACTTGTGATTATCACTATCAACTTTTCAATAGATGCTTTAATTTCATTAATTCGCAAAAAAAGGAGGATTAATGGAAGACATTTACGGTTTGGTAAAGACGGTGATAATTAGCGAGCAAGGTAACCCCGACTCAGGTTTTAAATACGATATTTACCGTGCTGAGGGTAATGAAAGCGACCGCTGGCATGTTCAACCATCAGTTCAAAAGGCAGTATCAACAAACGAAGGCTTGCACCATGTATGGGTAAGTTTAGCTTCAAAGACGTTTTCAGGAAGCAATGAACTTGAAGACATCATCAGCGAATGTAGGGCGCACTTTCGAGAAAATTTGTAGCTAGAAATAAACCTCTTTATGGATGGTTTATTGCCATCACAAAGGCCACCTCTAATCGGGTGGCTTTTTTAATGGTTATCGAATAGGGGGAACCTATGCCGATATGCACGCTTTCAGTCGAAGTAAAAAGCCGCTGGTGGCTGCCGCTCTATCTCAAAATGCTGACGTTATTCTGCCATGTGGTACAGCGTGAGCCTGATTACGAAAAGGTTTCTGCATTCATCGTGAAGTATGGCATCAGCCAGAAGTTGAAACATGAACCTGCAAAGAAATAACGGAGTACCCAATGGCGAACGATGATGAGCGCAGGCCATATCCTCCGGTTAACTTCATCGGCTCCGATAACTGGCAGCCATACATCAGGCTCATTCCTGCTAACGAAGTACATGAGTGGGTTAACAGGCAAATACTCATCGACACCGGAAGCATCTATAACCCAGACCATGGGCATCTTCTCGATGCTGACCTCTGCTTTATGTGGGCGTCTGATTCTTTCGCGAAGAAAGGTCGCTATGTTCTCGGTCAGGCCGAACAGGTAATGCTTCGTGCCGGCGGCTGGCAGAAAGCCAGAATGGAACAGCAAATGCATGAATGGTTCGGTCGCATACCGAAATTCATCATTACGCTGGCAGCAGATTACTGCTCACAATGCAGTGACCTCGAGTTCTGCGCGCTGGTGGAGCATGAGCTTTACCACATTGCCCAGGCGACCGATGATTTCGGCGCGCCTAAGTTCAACAAAGAGACCGGGCAGCCGGTTCTTACTCTGCGCGGACACGATGTCGAAGAGTTTGTTGGCGTGGTCCGGCGTTACGGCGCCAGTAAAGATGTGCAGGAGTTGGTTGATGCGGCGAACCGGCCGGCGGAGGTTGCTCATATCGATGTTGCCAGAGCGTGCGGGACTTGCATGCTGAAACTGGCTTAATTTTGGAATGCTTTGGAAGGATGGTTATCTATGGCTGCACTAAAACCTGAAGTGAAAGCCGCCATCGTTCAAATGCTTGCGTGCTATGACAGCCTGTCAATTGTTGTCGAGGCTATCCAAAAAGATTACGGAATAAAGGTCACCCCTCAGCAAGTTGAATCGCATGATCCAACGAAGGTAAGCGGCAAGGGGCTGGCTAAAAAGTGGGTTGACCTCTTCAATGCTACCCGCGAACGATTCCTGAATGAAATCTCCGATATCCCGATCGCGAACAAAGCCTATCGTCTGCGCGTCCTGCAGCGAATGTCCATGACTGCCGAAAACATGAAGAACATTGGCATGACGGCGCAGTTGCTGGAGCAGGCGGCTAAGGAATGTGGAGATGCATATACAAACAGACAAAAACTTGAGCAAACAGGGAAAGATGGTGGGCCAATACAGCAATCCCATAGCATAGAAGTCGATGAAAAGGCGCTTAACAGCATATTGAGCAAACTATGAGCCAAATACTCGAATGGGAAGATTTGAGCGAAGCAGAACGCCAAGCCATCAAAGTCCTGTCCGAGCGCTCATTTCTGGCTTTCAATCGCATATTCTTTCAGTTGTTGCAGGGTGAGAAGTGGTCAGTTAACTGGCATCACCGATATATTGCTCAGGTGATTGAAGATATCGTCGCTGGCAAGCGCCGCAATGTTGTCTTCAACGTACCTCCTGGCAGTGGCAAAACAGAGATGTTAAGCATCCATGCGCCAGTATGGACAATGCTGAACTGTCAGAAAGTGAGAAACCTCAATATATCCTTCAGCGACACTCTGACTAAGCGCAACAGCCGCAGAAGCCGTGAAATCATCACCTCCGCTGAATTCCAGACGCTGTGGCCTCACTCACTGGGCGTTAATCAGGCTGATGAATGGCAGTTACTGAACGATGACGGGAAGGTAAAGGCGGAAGTGGTTAGTCGAGCAGCCAGTGGTCAGATTACCGGATCGCGTGGCGGCTATCAGATGCCAGGCTTTTCTGGGTGGATAAACCTCGATGACTTCGACAAGCCTCTCGACGTGTTCTCAGAAGTTAAGAGAAAGAAAGCGCAGCAGACATTAACCAACACTATTCGCTCCCGTCGCGCTAATAAGTCAAAAGACAACCCAACACCAATCGTTGCCATTCAGCAGCGACTGCACACAGACGACAGCAGCGCTTTCATGCTGTCAGGCGCCATGGGTATCGACTTTGAGCACGTCATCATTCCCGCGCTCATCGATGAAGCCTATATCGATTCCTTACCAGAATGGCTTAAGGATCATTGCTGGAATGACGTCAAAGACAGCGAGAAGATGCGAGGTTACTGGTCATACTGGCCTGCCAACGAATATGTAGGCGATCTCTGCCGCCAGTGGGACACGGATGAATACACATTTATGTCTCAGGGGATGCAAAAGCCCATCAAACTGGGCGGCAACGTATTTGATGGTTCATGGTGGCAGACATACGGACCTGACGCAGATAAACCGGAACCCGATCGCTATGAATACAGGTTCACTACCGCGGATACAGCACAAAAGACAGCGAACCATAACGACTGGTCAGTTCTGTGCGAGTGGGGGGTATACAAAGACGACCTGTATCTCATTCACATGGAGCGAGGGAAGTGGAAAGCGCCAGAGCTGGAAACGAACTTCAAGGCATTTATTTCTCAAGCATGGCGTAAGAATCGTGAATCCGGAACGCTCAGAAAAATCTACGTTGAAGATAAGTCCAGCGGCACAGCTCTGATTCAGAACCTCGAGAAAAAACTCCCAATTAAGATAACCGCGCTTCAGAGAAATAAAGACAAGGTAACTCGCGCTATGGACGTCCTGCCGGTGGTCAAGGCGCAGCGCGTATATCTACCTGCTGAGGCGTCATTTTCATCAGAGTTTATCGCTGAGCATAGCGCTTTTACCTACGACGACACCCACGACCACGACGATATCGTGGATAACCTTATCGACGCCGTGACTGAGGAACTGCTCCTCGGCAGTGATGCTTTACGCAGACTCAAGGCGCTTGCAAGCTGAGAACTCACATGGCTAAACGCAACAACAGACAGCAAAAGAAAATCGACAAGAAGATGAACATGGACAGTTACCAGAATGTGTTCATGAACATCGGCACTGCAGGCGATCGCTCTGCATACAGCAAAATCCGCTTTGCCCACCTTCTAAACCGCTCAACGCTCGACAATATTTATATTGGAGACGGCTTGGGGAGAAGGATCGTTGATGTTGTAGCTGATGAAATGTTCCGTGCTGGTTTTACTGTAGACGGCGCCAGCAACCAACCAGACATTATGTCCCGTTGGGACGAGTTAAACCTTACGCAACACTATACGGATGCTATTGCGTGGTCCCGTCTTTATGGTGGCTCTCTTATTCTCTTCGGTGTGAATGACGGTGGAGATTTAACATCGCCACTTGTAGAGGGTGAACTCGAATTTGTTCGTGTTTACGACAGGCACCAGGTGCAGCCATCTCTGCGGGATATCAATCCTGAAAGCAGGACTTATGGAGAAGTAATTCAGTACCAAATCAATCCAATTTCAGGAACACCGTATTACGTACACGCCTCGCGATGCCATATCTTCGACGGTGAAAGACTCCCTAACCAAATTCGTCACCAGAATAAGGGATGGGGCGCATCATGTTTGCAAGGCATTTATGAAGCGTTGATTGATTTCGGGATGAGTCATAAGCACGCAACCAGCCTACTTGAACGCAAGCAGCAGGGGGTTTGGTCTGCCGCTGACCTGGCCGACCTGTGCAAAGACGGTGAGGGTAGAGACGCGGTACAGGCTCGCCTTAACATGGTGGACATGACGCGAAGTAATGGCAACACAATAGGCGTTGATGCGACTACTGAAAAGTATGAGCTTTTGAATGGTTCTCTTGAGGGTGTTGTCGACGTACAGGACAGGAAGAAGCAACTTATCTGCGCTCTTACCGGAATCCCGGAATCAGTTTTGTTTGGCACCCGCCCAAGCGGCATGAATGCAGATGATAGCGAAGTCCCGGAGTCATGGAAGCAACTTATTGGACGGAAGCAAAAAGACGAAGCGAGACCAGCAATCGAAAAGGCAGTAAGCCTTCTCACGAGCGATAAAACATGGACCATTAAATTTAACCCACTGTCTGTGCCAACTGAGAAAGAAATGGCTGAAACAGCCAATCAGTGGTCTCAGGCTGATGAGCGTTATTCGCAGCTTGGATGGGTGAGTAATGACGAGGGTATTGCAACGCTTAAATCGCGTGGCGGTTATGTTTATCCCGAGGTGAGCGATGGCTAGGGTATGGCTGCACCCGTATGGCGTTGAGCGCGACTATACCAATGCGCTAGTGAAGGCCACCAGGCAATTCAATAAGGAAATTGATGCATCCTATGGAGATATACGATTTGATGGCTGGCAGGACGATTTAAGCGGCATCCTTGCCTATCTGAGGAATTCTGCAAACAGGATATTTCAACCAGTCATTGAACGACTCCCGTCATTCTTTGCATTAACCTCTCAGTTCAACGATCGCCAGTGGCGCCTGATAGTAAAAGGCGGAACAGGATACGACATCCCGCCATCCCAGGCTGTAATTGCCGGACAGACAACTGTTCCCACCTCTTCTGGAGTGCTGGGGGTAGATGCTTACCGCGCCGAGCCATGGCTAAGGGATATGCAGGAAATATGGGTCGCAGAAAACACGCGCCTGATTAAGTCAATCCCAGCTGATGAGCTTTCCGACATGGAGGGAATTATTCAGCGCGGGGTGATGAACGGCTCTAGCGCCGGCACTATCAAAAAACAAATCCAGGAGCGCTACGGCGTAACCGAAAGGCGAGCAAATCTTATAGCGGTTGACCAGATAGGGAAGGCCAACGCTGCGCTTACTCAGCAGCGACAGAAAGATGCCGGAATAGATGGCTACATCTGGCGCGGAGTTTTGGACAGTAGAGAGCGGCAATTACACGTAGAAAGGGAGGGAAAGCATTACAAATGGGCATCCCCTCCATCTGACGGGCATCCTGGGCAGCCGGTGCGCTGTCGGTGTTATGCAGAGCCTGACTGGTCTGGTTCTGTTTTCGATTTCGATTAACCAAAAAGGCAAACAATGAAGACAGTTACTCGCTATGACAGGGGTGAGCTTCGTGCGTCCGTAAATGAGGATGGCTATCTGGAGGACACACCTGTAGTGGGCCGGGTCGGAATCCAGGTATACCGAAATCCAGATGGTAGCGTTCGACGCGAATTGCGGCCTCCTGAAGAGGTATTCAATGCTGACTCGCTAGCATCATTCAAAGGCAAGCCAATAACTCTGGGCCACCCCGGCGCAGTAAACGCGAAGAACTCACGAAAGCATCAGGTAGGAACGATGCTGGATATCGGTAAGCAGGATGGTAATAACGTCTCTGTGCCGATCATTATCCATGCTGACGAAGCAATCACTCAGGCTAAATCCGGCCGCGCAAGGCAACTCTCTCTCGGCTATCGGCTGGATCTTGATGAAACGCCGGGCGAATGGGAAGGGCAGCCGTATGACGCCATTCAGCGCAATATCAGAATCAACCATTTAGCTCTTGTCTCAAAGGCCCGTGCCGGAGACGTGGCAACCCTGAATCTGGACGGTGATGAAGAAATCATCGTTGAAGATGACGACAACCAACCAAAAGGCAAAACAATGCAGAAATTGCGACTCGACAACGGGCTTGAGTACGACGCTTCCCCGGAAGTAGTCGTGGCGTACAACGCCCTGAAACAGGATGCAGAGGACGCTAAAACCAAGCTGTCCGACGCGCAAACCACCATCTCCAACATCACGGCTGAACGGGACACACTGAAAGCTGACGCTGCAGAGTTTGAAAACAAGCTGAAGCAAGCTCGCGAAGATGCAGAGAAAACCATCAAATCTCGCACCGAACTCGAAGCAAAAGCAGAGAAGCATGGCATCAAGTGTGATGGCCTGGATGATATCGCTGTCAAGAAAGCGGTTGTATCCAAGCTGAAGCCATCCATCAAACTCGACGGCAAAGACGACACCTACATTAACGTCGCGTTCGACATGGCGATTGAGTCGGCACCTATGGAGCAACAGCGCAAAACCGTCAATCAGGACAAAGCAGAAAACCGCAATGATGGTGCCGAACTCACAGGCGCTGCTGCTGCTCGCAAAAAACACCTCGACCGCCTGTATGGCAAGAAGGAGGGCAAATAATGTCAGTACAAGCCTCTTACGACAACGATATGCAGATCGCGATGCCTGGCATGCGGTCAGATTCAACTCATCAAATCACAGATGGTTGCAACGCAGCACAAGGTTCTATCAAGCCTGGTTATGTTGTTGCTCGCGTATCAGTAGCCAATGACAAGCGTGTAGTTAAGCAGGTATCAGCTGCTGGCGATGCAGCAAATCTGATGGGTATCTGCCGCTTCAGCCAATATGGCTGCGTAACCGGCCAGTATGAAAATGGCGATGCCGTCAACGTAATGACATGGGGCCGCATCTGGGCCGTGACTAATCTGACTGCGGCTCCTACGTCCGGCGGAATGGTCAACGTTTTAACCTCTGGTGCAAACGCCGGCATGGTCTCTGACTCTGGTGGATCTGTTGCGCTGGGCTGGGTGCTTACTGGTCGATTCACTAAGTACACGGATCGCACTGGCGCCACAGTGAACCTTGCTGAAGTTCAAATCCGCAACCAGACCACGCAGCCAACCGCATAAGGAACAATAATGGAACAGATGAATTACGACGAAGCGGACCTGTTCGCAATCGAACATGGTGCTGCGGCTAACGGTATTCGGCTGGATGAAGGGGAGTCAATCTTCCTGGCTCGCGAACTGGATTACGTTAAGTCCAAAGTTTACGAAGTCGAATACCCTGCACTGACTGCGACCACTCTTTTTCCGGTGACCTCAGAAATCCCTTCATACGCCAAAACTTTCACTTACGGCGTATGGGATGCAGTCGGTATGGCGCGCATCATTGCTGACTACTCTGACGATCTGCCAAACGTAGGCGTTAACTATCGTGAAGAAACTGGCAAGGTGTTCAGCCTCGGTAACTTCTACGAATATAGCCTGATGGAAATTCGTGCCTCACAGGCAACCGGCAAGAATCTACCAACTCGCCTGGCTAACGCTGCGCGTCGTGCGCATGATGTGAAGGTTAATGACCTGGCTTTCTATGGCGATGATGATTATCAGATCGTCGGCGTACTGGATCACCCTAACATCCCGGTAACCACTTCTGCCGGCTGGACCACTGGCGAGATCGCCTCTGGTGAACTGGAAGATGCTGTTTCAGCTATCGAGACGGTAACTAAAGGCCTGCACGCCGCGAACGTCATCGCGCTGCCGCCAAGCGCCTTTAAAATCCTGTCCAAACCAATGCCAAACACCAACACGTCATACATGACCTACTTCAATACTCAGTACCCGGGTATGCAGTGGATTCGTGTAAACGAGCTGGAAGATATCGATGGTGCAGGCACTAAAGCCGCGCTGGTAATGGAACGCAACGCTGATAACGCCTCCATGGAAATCCCGCAGCCGTTTGAGCAGTTGCCACCGCAGGCTAATAACCTGGCATTCAAGATCCCATGCCATAGTCGCGCCACTGGCGTTCAGGTTTACCTGCCACTGACTCTCCATCTCATCAAAGGCATCTAAGAGGCTTCGGCCTCTTTTTAAGGATAAGCAATGAAGATCACTAACACCTCAGCACGACTGTATTACATCGGCGGCCAGAAACTTTCACCAGGCCAGACAGCAGAAGTTGATGATAAATGGAAAGATAACTCATCTGTCCAGGCATCAATTTCCAATGGCGAACTGCGGATTGCCTCTAAAGATGAAGAAGTGACCGCAACAGCAATAGAGAAATCCAAAAAGGACACTAAGTAATGAACTATGCCGCATTCGATGGAAAGACGCCGCTGGAAATCTTCCGCCTGATCGCCCCGGAGTTTGCGGCCGTTCCTGACGAAGTCGTCAATTCGTATCTCGAACTGGCGTCTGTTTTTGTGTGTGAGGGTGACTATGGAAAATATTACAACGTAGCACTGGCCTTAATGGCCGCACATATCATGGCTTCACCTGGTGGATATTCTCAGGACGGCTCAACCTCGTCGGGAAAAGTCCAATCCAGAAAAGAAGGTGATCTTTCGATCACTTACGGAAATATCTCCAGTGATACCAGCTATCTCGGCGGAACCTCATACGGAAACCTGCTGCTGATGCTTCGTAAGAAGATGGGCGGCGGGTTTGCATTGATGACTCGCGGTATTATTGGCGGCTGCCTATGTCCGTAAAGATTGTCGATGACAAGCGAGCATGGGACAGGCTTGTCAGGGAACTGGAGTCGACAGGGGATAAGGAGGTTGTTGTTGGTATCCAGCAGGGGGCGACGAACGATGGGTTGCTGATTGCTGAATATGCAACATGGAACGAATTTGGCACCAGAACCATTCCATCAAGACCATTCATGCGCTCCTATTTTGATAGCAGCATTGATGACTTAACCAGATTCTCTGCTCGTGGGATTGCCATGGTTATTTCAGGGCGTGGGACGATGAATCAGTTCTTCAACGCAGCTGGTGTAAGGATGGTGAACGGGGTGAAGAAAAGCATCAACAATGGAGCGTGGGTTCCAAACTCTCCAGTAACCATCGCTTTAAAGGGTTCCGATAAGCCGCTGATTGACACTGGCGTCATGCTGAACTCTGTGACTTTTGCAATTCACAAATACGGAGATACAAAAGCATGAACCCTTTTCGGAGATCGTACACCGTTTTAACGCCTTCAGAAGGGCAATACCTTAACGGCGAGTGGGTAGATGGTACCTATATCGAGTCCTCTGCTCTTTTTTCGGTTCAGTCGATTAAAGATACCCAGGAAGTAGAGCACCTTGCAGAAGGGCGAAGAATTGACGATTTCAGGCGACTGTACAGCGATAGTAAGTTACAGATAACCAACGATGGTGGAAGCGGGGATTTGCTACAGCCGGTGTTAATAGTCATCGATGGTTTCAACTACGAACTAATTCACCGGGAGCCCTGGCAGAATGGAATCATCAACCACTACAAATATTATTGCGTGAGGAAATACGATGGCTGACCTTATAGAGTCGGTCGCAGAATCTCTCCTTTCCCAGTTAATAACCATCCCGGTCATCCGAGCTAATCAGAATGGGCCGCGCCCGAAGCTACCCTATGCCACCTATCAGATAAGTGCCAGAACCACTATTGGTGGTGATGATTATGGTCTGGTGGACGGTAGCGGCCTGATGCCAGTTAAGGGCACTAGGGAGGGGGCGATACTGGTTAACTTCTATGGAGGCGAGGCGAGAGAGAATGCTGACAATCTGGTTAATACAATCAGGAAAACAACATCGCGCTACCTGATGCATCGGCTTCATCTTGTTATCAATACGAGTGGAAGCGTAACTGACCTTACCGCATTACGAGATGATGCGAACTTTGAGCCCATGGCAAACCTCGACCTTACCTTTCGCTACACAACCAATTATACCGACGATGTCGGGCTTATCGAAACAGTGGGCGTCACCGGGGAAGTTGGCGGCGAAGGCATCCACGAAACAATCACCATCGAATAAATTTGGAGCTTTCAATGGCCTCATTGAACCAGATTGCTAATGTTGATATTTCACTCAACACAGCAACGGTAGGAAAGGCGTCTTTCGGTATCCCGCTGATTGTCTCTCCGACCACCGCTTTTACCGATCGGGTAAGAAAATACAGTAGTTATTCCGCAGCTGCAGGCGACAATCTTGACGCGGCCACGCTGTCTGCACTTCAGGCTGTATTCAGTCAGGATCCGCGTCCGGCCATGGCGTATGTTGGGCGACGCGACGCAGCAGGCGTAGTGTTTACATTATCCTCCGCACCAGTTACCGGAAAGATTTATACCTTTAGCGTGAATGGTACTGACGTAACCTACACTGCAGCCAGTGGCGACACTGAAGAAGATGTGCTTGATGGGCTCAGTGCAGCGCTAACTGCAAGCACAGTTAAAGATATCTTTGCTGCGCCAGTGGTCTCCGATGGAAAACTAACGCTGACTGTATCTAACCCTGGCGACAACGTAGTGCAACCAACCAGCAATTTGTCCATCGCATTATCAGGCTCGACAACTGGCCTGGCCGCCGACATGGACAAAATCAAAGCCGCAGACAATACATGGTATGGCTGGTCACTGGTTGAGCCAGGCGACACTTTGATTCAGCAAGGTGCCACATGGACAGAAACGCAAAGCAAACTGTTCTTTGCGCGTACCGCGACTGTTGCTGTCTGGTCCTCTGCTGAAGACGATATCGCGAGCACATTACAGGACGCACAATATCTTCGTACGGCGCTGATTGCGCATAAGAACTCTGCTTCTGAATATCCTGATGCTGCAGTTATGGGAAGGTTCTTCACTAAAGACCCAGGGCAAACTGTATTTGCTCTTAAGTCTCTGGTGACCATCACTCCAAGCGCTTTCACTGATACGGAGAAGGCGCTCATCATTGCCAAGAACGCAAATACCTACGAACAATACTCGGACAACATTTATCTATTCGGTGTCGGTACTGAGAATCAGGCGTCAGGAAAGGTTGCATCCGGAGAGTGGATTGATATTGTCCGCGACCGAGACTGGCTGATTAATGATATCCAGACAGCTATCGCCGGGGTGATGATCCGCAACAGCAAAGTGCCATATACCAACGTGGGCATTGCGTTAATCATCAACACACTGCGCGCGCGATTGCTCAATGCACAGACGCAAGGTGTCATCGCTCCTGATGAGAAAGATAGTCTTGGCGAAACAGTACCAGGATTTAAGCTTTCTTATCCCAACGCCGCGGATGTTGACGCTGACATCAAAGCATCCCGCATTCTTTATATCTCGTTCGATGCTCTTCTGGCTGGCGCTATCCAGTTGGTTAAGATCACCGGCACGCTTTCATACAGTTACGAATAAGGAGCATTGAATGTCTGCTAATTATGGCTTGTCTGGCACATTTGACGGCTCTGAAGTTCATGTAATTATCGGTACCGTTCCTCTGTCTGGATTCTCTGATGGCGACTCTGTCACCGCTACGCGAACAAGCGATCTGTTCAGCAAGCGCACCGGACTTGATGGCGCTACCGGACGCGCCAAGAACACTGACAAATCAGGCACCATCGAAGTCAGATTACTTCAAACCAGCTCAGCTAACGACGCACTATCCGCGTTGTTAAACATGGATAGCCTCGGCCTTGAGGGTGACGCAGTCTTTCCAATCAGTGTCATTGACATGTCTGGTCGGACTGTAATTGCTGGCGCTGATTGCTGGATCCAAACCGCGCCGCCGGTAGCGTTCTCAACCAATGCGGTTGGTGAACGTGTGTGGGTGTTCGCATCAGCTGCTCTTCAACTATATGTAGGTGGTAATAACTAATGGAAATGCATACTTTCAACGTTGGCGAAAAGGAATTTTCTGCGGCAAAAATGAATGCCTTTTCTGCTGCAAAGCACCTCGTGAAGCTAAAGACATTGCTTGATAAAGGGCTGGCTCAGGGAACTGAAGCAAACGCCATTGCTCTGCTATCTGGAATCGACGAGAAGACGCTTGAAACCGTCATCATGCCAATCATGCGCGACGCCATGGCTGCAAGCGTCACAGATGGCGTGAAGCTTGATTCAGAGCAGAACATCAACAAGGTTTTCACCGCGGATACGCTTTTTGACCTTTTCCAGGTTATCTGGGAAGTGCTGAAACTCAATTTCGCCCCTTTTTTTACTCAAATCTTGAGCCTGTTTGGACTGAGCCCGGAAGAGTTATCAAGCCGGGTCAAGGCGCTGGCAAGCAAAAGCGCCCAGGCAAGCTAAGGGAAGACGTTCAGAATGAACTCTGGGTCTGGCGCCCAATTATGCGGAAAATGTGTACCGTTGAAGGCGTCAAATCCGGAGTTGTTACGACAGAAGACATCATCAAACTGAACGGCCTGATTGATATGGCTGATTACTACGGAAGTCCGGAGGAATGACATGGTAATCCGTGAGTTGCTCATTCGTCTTGGGCTTCAGGGCACTGAACAAACCGGGCGAGACCTGGATAAGATTGACGGTAAGGTTCACAGCGTCACCGAGAGTTTTAGGGGGCTTGGAACCGTTCTGACTGGGCTTCTTACCGGGATCAGCATCAAAAGCATTATCGATGTTGCTGATGAGATGCAAAACCTTCGTTCTCAGATTGGCAACAGCACTGGCGATATGGATAACGCCGCCAGTAAGCTGGATGAGCTTACCAGGCATGCTAATGACGGGCGTGTATCGGTTGAGGCTTATACCGGTTCATGGGCGAAGATGAACAGTGGCATCAAGCAATTTGGCGGCGATGCCGATGATACAACCAAGTTCATGGATACGCTTTCTGCGGCATTCGTTAGTAACGGTACCGCTACTGAGTCAGCTAATGCAGCGCTGTTCCAGTTATCCCAAACGATGCAAGGTGGCGTTGTTCAGGGCGAGGAGATGAACTCCCTCATTGATGCGCAGGGTGAGCTGTTCAATGACATTGCCAAAGCAATAGCCGGCAACGTCCAGAACTATAAAAAAATGCAGTCTCAGGGACTGGTGACGGCCGAGATGCTTCTCAAGGCGGTTAACCAGTTCTACGACAAGTACACCGCCCGTGTGAAAACCATGCCGATGACAGTACAGCAGTCGCTAACCATCATCGGTAATAACTGGAAACTATTCACGGACAGGCTTAACCGGGAATCGCAGATCATCCCCAAAATTGCAGGGATGTTTCTGTGGATGTCGAATAAAGCTGAGTACGCGATGCAGATTATCATTGATGCTTTGGGCGGTGCTGAGAATGCGGTAAAACTCCTCACTGTTGCTATTGGCGCGGCAGGTTTGCTCGGCGCTATCTGGCTTCTTCCTGCTGCCTTTGCAGCGCTTATGTCTCCTGTAACGCTATTAATTGCAGGTATGGTTTTACTCTATGCCATTGGCGAGGATGTTAATCGATGGCTAAACAATCAATCGTCATTATTGGGGAAGGCCGTTGGGCCGGTTACTGATTATACCGACTCAATAAGCCAGCTAAATACCGCCCTTGATTTAACCATTGGTAACGTCAAGGAGGTTATAAAATGGTTCAAATGGATGACGTTCTGGGTTGAGAAGGGGAATAAGGCACTGGCCGATTTCTCTGGTGCAGATGTAGGGGGTATTGTCTACAAAAACTTAAACCCTTTAGCTGGAAGTGCCGACATACTATCTGAAGCCATGAAATTCTTCTCGAATTCTGGCCCAGCGGCAAAGTTCACCGCTTGGCTTGGCATTGGCGGGGACTCTGTTGAAGCAAAGCCAGGGTCACAGAAAAACAGCCTGGGTGTAATCGCTCCTTCGCTTATTTCTCCACAAAGCAATAGGCCGCAAGTAACTGTGAACATCGGCTCAATAGAAGTTCCAGCAGGGGCTCCATCTGAGCAAGTGTCATTTCTAAGAAACTCTGCCACTGAGGCTTTCTCTTCTGTAGGAAGCGACCACTTTACCAGTGACATGCTTTTTAATCGCGGGGTGACTCGATAATGGCCGGAACTGATTTATTGGGTTTCATCTGGAGTGGAAGTTCTGATGGATTTTTTTCGATAGAGGATCCAAATGTCGGCTCGCTTGAGTTCGACTCTATAGATGCAGAGGTTCACGACTGGCAGCGGGATGTAACTCAAAACCCGGTTGAAAATGGCTCTCCAGTAGCAGACCACATTATCGACAGGCCAAGAAATTTAACCATTACAGGCATGATTAGTAACTCGCCGATAGATGGTTCAAATATCTTCCTTGGTGGAAATTTACTTGATACAGACAGGGTCGCCGAGGCATTTCAGGTTTTAGACGCGCTGTATAAATCAAAGGCACTGATAACCATCTATACCAGGTATGCGAACTACGTTGACATGGCGATATCTGGTTTAAATATCCCAAGAAGCCCAGATCTCGGCAATGCAATAACCATCACTATTCAGGCCACACAGATTCGCATAGTTACGACACAGTCCACAAACACTCCACCCGGCCTTGGTGTAAAGAAACAGAGTGATTCGGCTGGGAAGGCCGGCACCTCCAATAGTGCAGACAAGCCAACTCAAAAACGTGCATCTCCTGTTCAGAATAATGGGAAGTCAACTTCAGATGTCGGACTACTTGAAGGGATTGCTTCAGGTGCAGGAAGCGCCATAGAAAAGCTTAAACAAAAGGCTGCTGATATTATCTCCGGGAGCAATCTGTGATAACCATTAACTTCATTCAGGGATATCCTGACCAGACATCAGATGTTGCGATCGGCGACCAGACATTTACTATCCGGGTGAAGTGGAATGAGAGGTTCGCCTTCTGGTCAATGGGCATCTATGACCGGGAATCAACACCGATTGCGACGGGAATGAGAATGGTGCGAGATTCTCAACTAATAGGGTTTCTCGGCCTGTCTCAGTTTGATGGTGACTTCATCTTCATGCGTACATATGGTGATAAAGATGAGGCCGACTTCGACTCTCTCGGCGATGATTTCACGCTGGTTTATGTATCAGGAGATGAAATAAATGCCGTTGTTTCTGCGGACAGCTGAATTAATAGTGGGGCGGCCTTCAGGTGAAGCCGTAAGCATTAAAGATCTGCGGTTCGAGTTTGATATCCAAAAAACATCAAGCAAGACAGCAAACAAATGCAATCTCAAGGTATATAACGCCTCACCAACGACTATTGCAATGATGGAAACTGTAAACAACCTTGTCATCCTCAAGGCAGGTTATGAGCAGGATATTGGCGCTGTGACTCTGTTTACTGGAACGGTTTGCCGATCTATCACCTATCAGGATGGGCCAGATGTCCTGACTGAAATGGATCTTCGGGACAGTGTCATTCCACTTCGTGACGCTAAAATATCTGCAAGCTATCCACCCAATACATCAGCTTTAACTGTTTTGCGTGGTGTCTCTGCAAACTTCGGGCTTCCACTAAAGCTATCTGTAAACGTGACAGACCGGCAGTATCAGGCTGGATTTGCCCATAATGGCAGAGCAAGAGATGCAATGGATAGGGTGTGTAATTTTCTTGGTCTTGAGTGGTCTGCTCAGGATGGGGAGTTGCAGATCATCAAGAAGGGCGGTGTTTATGCAGAAACAGCCGTCGTTCTGACAAAGGATACAGGAATGATTGGTTATCCTCGCAGGGAAGCCAAGCAGATGACCGAAAAATCAGCATCTAAAGATGGCATCAAATATGGGCAAAAAGGTGTAATCAGGACTGTTGTTGACGTAGAAGACCCAACAGCTAAGCTAAAAGAGCGCGTCACACTGGAGGTGCAAGGATATCGCGTTCAATCGCTAATTAACCCAGCCATCTATCCTGGAAGCTACGTAAAGTTAATATCTCGCGGAATTGATGGCGAGTTTTTCCGCGTAGAAGAAGCCAGGTATATGGGAGATACTCACGGTCAATCCTGGTTCGTCGAGGCGCTTTTAAGGTATCCAAATGGCTGACAGAAGTGATTTTATTGAAGCGCTGACCCAGATGATTGGCAGCGAGCTTGACCAGGTAAATACAGCGATACCGTGCACTATTACTGGCTATAACAATGGTAGAGTTACAGTTCGACCGGACGGTGAAAAAAAATTCCCGGACGGCGACAGCAACGCATACCCAATCCTTCACAATCTTCGCCTTGCGTGGCCAAAGTTTGCTAATGGCCAGGCAGGAGTTAAAGGCCCCGTCGGTCCTGGAGATAAGGGACTGCTGATTGTATGTCAACAGGCCATAGATGATCCCGATGACCTCAGGAAGTTTGACCTCATAGACAGCTATGTTATTCCCGGAGGCGGTTATGATGATTCGGTTCCCGGCAATGACGATATGCGTTTGTACTTCGGGAATGCTTTTATCGCGATTGATGGTAACGGCAAGATCACCATTAACGCTCCCGGAGGCGTGGAGGAAACGACTCCACTTCACACAGTGAAGGGGCAACTGACTGTTGAGCAGATGTTCACTTACCAAGGTGGGATGACTGCATCAGGAGGAGATGGAAGCGTGGCCACCATCACTGGCACGGTAAACGTTGTTGGTGACGTTGTGATAAATGGTATTAAAATAGGTTCACATAAACACCCTGGAGACAGCGGTGGAACTACTGGGGGACCTGAAAATTGATTAGAGCAATACTTATCATATCTGCAATGCTTCCTAGCTTATCTATCGCAGGAACAATTGATGAATATTTCAAGTCGCATATTGACTTAAACACGCCAGCCATCAGAAGCGTTTTGGTTAGCGAGGCCCAGGCGCAAGCCAACAATAACGAAGATGGCAGCCCAAGAACACAAAAACAGATAACCAGAGAACTCAACGATAGAGCGGAGTATTACCTTGATATTGCCACCAGAGAAATCGCATCAAGGTGTCACTATGGAACCCCTCAGAAATCGAAAAGACTTACTCAGCAGGAGTGTGAGCTAATCAGCAGTGCCAGCGGTGAGTGATAGTTTATATGGTATGCAGAACCTTATTTGCAATTAATCACGCTTGACCATTTCAAGCCACCATTTAGGTGGTTTTTTTATTGGAGGCATATGATCGACTTCAGATTAAAAGACGGGAAGATTGCCTTCCAGAACGGACTTCTTCAGTACGTTGATGGAGCTGAAAGAGTCAGGCAACAACTTGAATTCAGGCTTTCCCTGTTTCGTGGAGAGTGGTTTCTGGACGGCGATTTTGGCACCCCATATTTCCAGTCAATCCTTGGTAAGCAAGTGACAGAAACCGGGGCCATCAATGCCATTAAGGCTCAGATTCTGGATGTTGACGGAGTTACGGCAATCAACTCATTCAACTGGAACTTTGATCGTAAGAATCGCCTGTTAACGGTGGAGTTTGAGGCGCAGACCGATTACGGCATAGTCCAGTACCCCTGAAAATTCTAAAACAACAAACCTCGCTTCGGCGGGGTTTTTTTATGCCCGGAGATAAGATGGCAGATACATTCATCACGGATACCGGCCTTGAGAAACCAACCCTTGCTGAATGTGTTCAGGAGGTTGGGGATTCGCTTGAGTCAGTTGTCGGCCCCATTAACCGGGAGGCAGATAGCACAACGGGACAATGGGTAGGTGTAGAGGCTGAGGCCAATGCGGTACATTTTGAGGCTCTGGAACAACTGTGGAATTCACGATTTCTGAATTTCGCCACAGGGATGGCATTGGACGCGATTGGAACATGGTTTGGCATATCGCGTAATCGTGAGTCGTACACGCAGGTGAATGCGGTGATTTACGGCACGGAATCAACACTGGTTCCGGCTGGGGCCATTGCTTCATTTGGTAACTACCAGTTTGTATTAACTGAAGCGTCAGTCATAAGCCGCACCATTCTGGTTGATGGAGCCTTCCGTGTTAATAACGCCACACAGGCATCTTATACCGTCCGCGTTGCCGGGATTGATAAGACATACACAAAACAAAGTGGAGATACAGCAACAGACATTGCTGAGGGGCTGGCAGAGCTCATTGATGCTACGTCTAACTTTTCATCCTCTAACAACGGCTCCTCAGTATCCCTGACGTCTGAAAACTTAATTCAGGGCTATTCGGTCTCTCTTGGCTCTGGGCTGTCATGGACATCCATTGGATCTCCTGCAGTATTTCGGGCAACAGAAACCGGGGCAATTGTTGTTCCGGTTGGAGGCCTTTCAACACCAGTAAGTGCTGTGACTGGATGGAATGGAGTGAATAATCTGGTATCAGGTTCCACCGGCTCTGGCAGGGAGTCAGACACCGATTACCGATTGCGCTTACAGAACGCGCGTGGAAGCAATGGCGGAGCTGCTACTGAGCCAGCAATCAGATCTCGTCTTTTAACTGAGGTAGAGGGCGTAACGCTCGCGGTGGTAATTGAAAATGACACGATGACGACCGTTGACAGCATTCCGCCAAAAGCTATCCATTGTATCGTTGCCGGTGGACTTGAGCAGGATGTCGCAAACACCATCTGGAAGTATAAGGCTGCAGGAATAGCAACATACGGGACCACGACGATAACCGTACGGGACTCGTATGGAAGATCGCATGATGTCAGTTTCTCAAGGCCGGTAAATACCCCAATCTACGTAAAAGTAGAAGTAACCCTGCTAGATCCGGAAGAAGAACTCCCTTCAACTGTTATCACACTCATCAAGCAAGGCGTCCAGAACTACTTCGCGACCCTTTCTCTCGGTGATGACGTTATCACTCAGAGAATTTATGGCTACGTGTACAGCAACACGTCTGGACTAGGGAAAATGAATATCACCGTTAGTCAGGATGGTACCAGCTTCTCTGATAACAACATCTCCATCCCTGATACGGCTTATGCGTCAGTATCAACTGATAACATTGAGGTGACTGGTGTCTGATTGGGTTGATTATGACTTTGATTCGCAGATACGCAGGCGCCCATCGAGCTATCTGCAAGACATGAAGCAGCCAGTTGATGTTTTCTCTGCAATGGGGGTTATGCACCCCCAAATTGAAGCGCTGGCTAAGTATATTTATGACTCAGAAAACATCTACAACGCATCAGGTTATGAGTTAGAACGATTTGGAGAATATGCAAATTTAAACCGGGATGGTCGGAGCGACGATGAGTATCGCGTTGCCATTCTTAATGCAGTTCTATCCGCATCATATTCTGGTACACCATGGCAAGTGATGAACATAGCTGCTGCGTCAACAAGAAGTACAGACGTTGAATTGGTAGAGCGGTATGACGCTGCCTTTTCTGTCCATATAACCGGCGTGTCAATACCTGAAGAGATTGACTCTCTTGTTGATATAGCTTCTGCAGCCGGAGTAAGAGCTTATGCAACGTTTGATTATGGTCTTGGTGGGTTTTCTCTTGCTGGAATAGACACGCAGTCTGGTTATGCCTTACAGATTGCCGATAATACTGCCATGCAGGTTGACGACGATACGGCATTGGGAATTTTAAGGGGTGCAACATATCTTGGTGGGTCTTATCTTGACACTGTATATGCAACGACAGGAATAAGTGGGTTACTTCAGGTTAACGGAGAATATATATCCGTTAAAAATAATGATTATCTTCTTATTGGCAGCGGATTTAATGTCGCTGGCACATACTTATGTGGCGCAATGCCAAGAGGTTAAAATGTCTTTAGATAGCTTTGCTGCGCAGGACCTAAAATATTCAGACGGTCAGAACAACAAAGAAAGTATACCTGATGAAATTGTTACTTATGGATTTAAACCGCCTGTAAGGGCGGAGGATGGTTCTGTGCAGGTAGGTGATAAACTCACGGCTAATCATTTAAACTGGCTACTTAACGATCTCTACAATCAAATACAGGAATTGAAAGCGAGGGTATCTTCGTTAGAGGGTAATTAATTATGGCTGACATTTTATTAAAGTACCTAACAGAATTATCCTCAGCAACAAGCGTTGCAGATGATGACCTACTCCATATAAACCAAGGAGGGAATGACAGGTCAATTGCTTTCTCTGTGTTGAAGAGATTTATTGTTGATGCAATGTATCCAGCAAACTCAGGCATAGTTGTATTTTTTGCCAAGGCATTCAACCCAAACAATCAATACCCTGGCACTGTCTGGGCAAGAGTACCTGGCGTGGGAAAAACAATACGACTGGCATCTGAAGACATGACAGATGTTCTAAGTCAGGGTGGGGCTGATAGCGTTCGCCTGTCTACAGAAAACCTTCCAGCGCATAATCATGTTGTAAATCTGCAGACGTCACCTTTTGACTATGGCAACAAACCCTCGTCATCAAACGGACAGCACAGACATAATTTTCAGATGAGGGTAAACAACTACGCTAACTCAACAGGTGGTAATGATGTTGTTAAAACAGGTGGCGGGACAACATTCTCTACAGAAGATGCAGGAGCGCATACGCATAACACTTATATAGGGCCACATCAGCATAGTGTATATGGATATACCGATAACTCCTCAACTCCAAATAACCCACTAAACATATCCAACCAGTATGTGAAACTTATTGGGTGGTATAGGACAGCATAATGGCAGACGAAAAAGTAAAAATTACGCAATTGCCTTTAATACAGAATGCAGAAAACGGATTTCTTCTAACAAACAAAGATGGAATAGATTGCCAGACTCCAGTGAATCAGTTCCTCCTGTCAAAAAATAATCTTTCCGATGTAAATCCAGCTGTATCTAGATCTAATCTTAATGTTTATTCAAAAGATGAGACGCTATCTCTAACTGGGGGTAGCATGCAGGCATTCTCATCAGAGGCTGAAGGGGTGGCTGGCACAACAGATGGTCAGTATTTTATGGTACCCTCTGGTGATGGGGGGGTAAATTATTACAAAAACAACGCAGGTACAGCAGTTCTTGTTGGTACTGTTATTGGGCCCTCATCAGTAACAGGTACTATTAGAGAATATCCTGATGAGGAATCTGCTGAAAGTGATTTGAATAAAGGTCTAATCCCTAACGGGATGAAGATTTGGATTAGTGTGGATGGAGATGATTACCTTGCTAAGGAATACTATAACAACTCAGGAACCATAACTGAGACTGGAAGAGTTTCCCCTGGCACATCTGCATTAAAAGCTGCGAACATCATTCAAAATTCTAGGGCGTCTGATGCAGAGCAACTGCCACCGTTATTTACTGGCCCTGATTCTGGCGGTAAGTGGGGGGCAGCCAGTGCAGATATGGTAGCTCATGGCGCAGTTCAGTCAGTTCAATGCCCGGCCAGACCTTCAACTTCAGATCCGGCGGTTAACTATGTATTCCAGCAGGAGCTCTGGTACGCAACCGGAGGGCAGTATATTGCGGCCTCCTTCCTCTTCAGGGGGGATACAACATTAGCATTCTGGAATTTGCAACCAGCCGCTGCGGGAACACTGGTTTCCACCAGGACGGATGATCTTGGTGATGGCACCTACCAGATCACTGTAATCTATAAACTGGCGGGGGTGTCACCTGGTGTCGCTCAGTATATTTATTTCGGATGCCAGCAGCGCGGGGCCAGTACCAGTCCCTGCGAGATTGCTTTCCCGCAAATGGCCGTAGCAAACCGCCCAATCTTTGGCGTCGGTGGCGACATGACTATGGCTGACCGGTTGAATATTTCCGGTGTAATCGCGCCTAATCTGATCACCAACAGCTACGCGGACCCGGCATATCAGATGCCCCGCCTGCGTGTTGGTTCTATCGGGTGGAGTACGGTTAGCTCAATTTCTGACACCACGATTAAAACAGCGCTTACGAATGCCGGTGCGGTGTCATGTTTGATTGCTAAACCCGTCACAGCAGGTACAACTGCAGAGGCTCTTGTCGAGCCATTTGTCTACGATACTATTGCTCTAGGACAGTATGCAGCAGCGCAATTCTATGTATACGTCGTTCCTGGCTCAGGTCTGACCGCTAAAGACGAAGTGAAGAAGGCCAGCGTGTTTTTTGCTGATCAGGATATGTCTGTAGCGGAAATCATCCCTGATGTGATTAGCGCCATCACGCCTAATCTGTTCAAGGTTCGCGCTACCTACCAGTTCAAAGATCAGAAACCGCGACGCGTGGCCATGGGGGTACGACAGTCCAGCACCGTAAGCACCTTTTATATTTTCGGGTTCTTCTTTGCGTGCTCAGGACAACCTATACGGGATATTCTTGAGTCACCGTCACGAGACACCGGGTTTAATGAGCGTGTCGACGGAAATGCGCGAAATATCGCGTTTAACCCATATGGTGACACTGCCCAGCAGCTACTCCCGCTGTTCGGTACCGATGGTGTATGGAAGACCATAGCGCAACTTCCTACTGCTGTTCAGTCAATTGCGCAGTTTGGTGCGAAAGGAGCAGTCCCGGCGATGCGCGTTACCGCGACACCGCCAGGTCAATTCCATGACGCACTGGTTAACGTTGGCCTCGATAGCGTTAAGGCTGGTGAGTATGTAGCAATTGAGTTTTGCGTTTACGTCGCTGCTGATGCTGGCGCTAATGTTGAAGCTCTGCTGGCGAATGCTGCACGTGCTTTCTTCTGGTACAGCTCGACCCAGTTTGTGCAGGTCTTTGCATCCGTCAGGGAGCGTCTGGCGGCAAACACTTACAAAATGTTCGCGGTGTACCAGTACACCCAGAACGCGACAAAAGTCTATTTCGGCGCACGAAATCAGACTGATAATGCTGATTTCTACGCGTTTAACTTTTTCGCCGCGTCGTCTTCGGCGACTATTTTAAACATCACGAAAGGACTGGTACGCGACCCGCAACTGGAGTCATGGGTTACGGGGTTAATCAATGCATCAGCTAACCCGTATCCTCCAGTGTTGCCGGTTAACACGCCAATTACTGGCGCGGAAGACCTGATTCTGTTGCCGGATCAGATGTTCGTTCACCCGACGTCTCCATTGCAGATACAGTGTCCTCAGCTGATGATGAACTGGACGGGGGATATGATTAAGTTCCTCGACTGGTCTCTTCGCGGAACATCTCCATCAGGACAGCCATACAGCCTGGAAACCAGCCGCACCATGGAGATTGACCCGACAAAAACCAGTACGTCAGTGAGTTTTGGCTTCCACAACAGGCAAAAACCTAATCAGTGGTCGCGCCGTGATGTCACTCTTGTTCGTGGTCCTGCAGCAGTTACGGCCAGTAAGACGATTGCGTTGATAGGTGATTCACTTACCAATCGCGGGCAGGTAAACAGGTTGACACAACTGCTCACCACCGCAGGGGTAACGGTGGCTCAGACTGGCACCATGAGCCAGGATGAGGGCGGAAAGGGAGAGGGGAGAGAGAGTTGGGCGGCAGCGCACTTTGTTGGCAAGCGTACATTGCTTGGTAGTACACGCATCAACATTAGCTCGGATAACCCGTCAAGCACGACGAAAAACCCGTTCCTTTTCGAAGCTACAACGGCACAGAAAACCGCAAACCCAACTATGTGTTTCCTCAACACTGGCTCAGTTAGCGAACTCTCCTACGCTGATACTCAAACAGGCACCTTCTACACGTTTGATTATCGCCGCTATCTGGATGCGCAGGGATTTGCTGACCCTGATGTTGTGTCAATTGCATTGGCATGGAACGACCAGGCTATTGGCACAACGCCAGACCAGTACATCGCCCAGATAAACTACATGGTGTCGCAGATTAAGGTTGCATGCCCTAATGCGAGGATCGCTGTTGCACCTTACCCAATGGCCTTTTCCAGTCGTTCGGTATGGAATGCAACTGTTTCTCAGTACGTTCGTAACGTTCTTGGCTCATTCAAAGGACGCCAGAGCGAGAAACTCCATATCATTCCTTCATGGGGGATCATGCCTTCCGATACCGCATGGAGTAGTGATGGAAGCAGCATCAACAGGGACCTGCTAACCGGTAGTTATGTCGACACGCGAGGAGACAACATCCATTGGGATACCTTTGGACGTCAGTACATGGCGTACAACTGCCTGTACCCGTTCTATATCTGGGCCTGCGCTCAATAGAGAATGCACAAGGATGTGCAATTTCATCTGGTTACGTCGATGCGTAAAATTGATAGGCGACAGCACTATTGATCGCCGCTTCAGATAAAACTACTGTATATAAAAACAGTGTTATTTGGGAGGCGGTTATGCTTCAAAAACAACCAATTTACGAAGCAACCGGCATTAGCCAGTATGCAACGTTCATAGATACACAGCGCGGAATTGCCGTAGTTGAGCGCTCATCGGCACCATTAGCAACCGCAGTCTTGCTTATCTCATATTGCGGGATACAGCAGTTTGCACGCTACCTTGGTGGGGCGCTCATTACGGAAGATGGGGAAACCATAGAAGGTGATGTTCTCGCAGATGTAGAGCTGATAGGTGTGGTTACCCACATCATCAGCAAGGCTGGCTTTGATGACTGCCCGGTGATGTGATGTTTGCTTTGGTTGATGTGAACAGCTTCTATGCGAGCTGCGAAACCATTTTCAGGCCGGATCTGCGAGGTAAGCCGGTTGTCGTATTGTCCAATAACGATGGGTGCGTGATAGCGCGTTCTGCCGAAGCCAAGAAACTTGGCATCAAGATGGGGGATCCGTACTTCAAATGCAAAGACCAGTTCCGCCGGCATGGCGTGGTTTGCTTCAGTTCGAACTATGAACTCTACGCGGATATGAGCAACCGGGTCATGACGACACTGGAGGAATTGTGTCCCAGAGTTGAAATCTATAGCATCGACGAGGCCTTTTGCGATCTCACTGGGGTACGTAATTGCCGTGTGCTGGAAGAGTTCGGGCATGAGCTGAAAGATACCGTTTACCGCAATACCAGGCTCCCGGTAGGCGTGGGCATCGCACAAACAAAGACACTGGCAAAACTCGCCAATCATGCGGCGAAAACATGGAAAGCCACTGGCGGGGTTGTCGATCTGTCGAATGTGGAACGGCAGCGCAAACTGATGGCTTTACTTCCGGTAGATGAGGTATGGGGTGTTGGCCGCCGTATAAGCAAAAAGCTTGAATCTATGGGGATAAAAACCGTCCTGCAGCTAGCTGATACGGATATCCGCTTTATCCGTAAGCACTTCAACGTTGTGCTTGAGAGAACTGTCCGTGAGCTGCGCGGCGAGCCATGCCTTGAGCTTGAAGAGTTTGCTCCAGTGAAACAGGAAATCGTCTGCAGCCGGTCGTTCGGGGAGCGTATTACCACCTATGAACAAATGCGCCAGGCAATCTGCTCATATGCGGCCAGAGGAGCAGAGAAACTTCGTGGGGAGCATCAATACTGCCGGCACATATCGGCGTTCGTGAAGACGTCGCCCTTTGCGCTGAACGAAAAATACTACGGTAACAGCGGATCCATTAAGTTACTAACGCCCACGCAGGATAGCCGGGATATCATCAATGCCGCGGTAAAGTGTCTGGATGCGATATGGGTAGACGGACACCGGTATCAGAAGGCGGGGATCATGCTCGGTGATTTTTATAGCCAGGGTGTCGCGCAGCTGAACCTGTTCGATGACAATGCGCCACGGCAGAACAGCGAGAAACTGATGGAAGTTATCGACCACCTCAACGCAAAGGACGGGAGGGGAACTCTCTATTTTGCTGGGCAGGGGATCCAGGCCACCTGGCAGATGAAGAGAGAAATGCTTTCGCCTCGCTATACAACCCGTTTTTCTGATTTGCCGGTCGTCAGGTGATGGGGTCGATTAATTCTGCGCCCTGATTCTTCACATTTCCTACGGCGCGCGTTACTGCGTGCCAGATAAACTTGTCTGCGGGCACCGTACCGTCCGCAGCTATTTCTTCGGCTTCTTTCCCTCCTATATCCTGCCTCATCCATTCCCTAGCTGCTTCTGGTGAAAGTACCAGCGGCCGGCGGTCGTGAATATCTACCAGACCTTTATCTGCTGCTGCGGTGACAATCAGAAAGCCTTCTGCTTCGTCTCCACGTTCAAATGGAGTGCTTCCGATTGCTGCCATGAATATCGGCTGGCCATCGGCACGATGGATAAAGTAGGGCTGCTTCTTGTCGCCTTCCTTCTTCCATTCGAACCAACCATCAGCAAAGCAGATCGCCCGACCATGTTGCCAGAGAGATTTAAACATTCTGCTGGTGGCCGCCGTTTCGACGCGTGCATTAATCAGTGGCGGTTTATCCCACCATCCAGGCGCATAACCCCAGAAGACCGGATCAATATGCAATTGTTCGTCGCGTTCGCTCAGAAGCAAAACTTTGGTGCCGGGCGCGACGTTGTATCGACCAATCGGCTCCGGGTCATATGCGATATCACGATCGGCCTCATCGGCGAGGTAGGAAAGATAATCTTCACGGGTCATTGACTGGGAAAAGCGTCCGCACATAACAACCTCCAGTGGTCAGACTGAAAGTATAGAAGATGGGATTGTTGTAATGGGGCATGTATGGGGCATGAAAGTGCATCCAAACTTAGATGAACTTGGGAGGTGAGGTGATTTGATGTGTGTAACTAACTGATGTCTGGTGCGCTCTTGGACGATCTTGGTAAGTTACAAAATTTGAATGGTCATATTATGAATATGCCGGTTTAGTCATACAATCCCGGCGCAATTGCTTCCTGCAAACCGCTATGCTAACGCTGGCGGTTTTGTCTATTTACGGCGACAACGGCAAAAAACTGCTCGCCTCTGCATTGATTTTGACCCATCGACTGGTGAATGAGTGATCCGAAATTATCATTACAGTTGATAGGGGATACAGATCAATAGCCGTTCATCGATCGACACAAACGATCTGACTACTAGCACTACAAACTGTATGGTCTTGCCAAAATAATTCTAATTTGGAATAGCAGATGTCCGAAAAAGTAGACCATCAATTACGGCGTAAGGTGTGGATTGGGATTTTCCTCGGTTTGTTGGCCTTTTGGGGAGCGATAGCGACGATTGTTACCTTAGCGTTGGCGTAGCACGAACAGATTACACCGTTACTTAATATTGGCTCGTCAGGTAGAAGGCAGTGTTATTTTGTTTTTATCTGCGGAAGGCGAAAATTTAAATTTGGATGGCAATTCACTATCGTTTCCCGGCCCGGTGGCAAATAATCCGCGCAAATTTTGCTCCGTGGAGGCGTTATGCTGTGGCTTCAGACCGTTGTATTTTTTGTCGTTTTAGCTTTTGTCGCGATAGCGATGATTCATGAAACCTGGCGACAGGATAGCGAGTAA